GGACGACCGGCTCCTCGACCACTTCGAACACGGTGGGGACGGGGGCACTGACCTTTACCACTGCGACATCATTAGGCCTCGCTGCTGGCACTTGGGTGGAGATTGCAACCAGCAACAACCTTGGCACGGCATCTGGCGCGATGCTGGCGACGGTTACTTCCGATACAGGAACGACGCTGGTAGTCAACGCAACCAAAGCTTACGGCAGCGGCACGGCGACAAGCTGGGTCATCATTCCGTGGTATTACATCAACGAGCAGTTTGTTGGCTATAATGTTGCGACCACAGGCACATCATCCTGCACGGCGGTCACGGGATCGTGCACGATCACGACTGCCACCGCGCTAGGCCTAGCTGCCAATACCGTAGTCAGTTTCTTCAACGGGACGACGAACGGCATAACCGGAATCGTGACGTCCAACGTGGGAACAAATTTGACCATGACTGGCATCAACTCCTTCGGCAGCGGATCGCTATCGACCGGAAACGTATCAACCTCGGCGCATACACAAGAGATTTACGACTCTCTCGGCAACCTGCTTTCGACCCAGCAGAAAGCCTCTAACCCGGCGCAATCCGGATCACCGACCAACTTCGCCTTTGGGTTCGGTGGTGATAACGGCGATGCCGGAAACACGATCTGCATCGACGGTGTAGCAGTGCAGTGGTCGGGCGCAGCAGAATACCCGGTGACGCCATGAGAAAATTTATCTGCTTCCTCCTCCTATCGCTTCCGTGCGCAGCGCAACTAACCTCCGGAGTCATTGATTCAAGCCGCACTATAGACTGGACATCTGCCGGTGTAGTTGGCGGTATTCCTACACGTAGCACAATCTGCTCAACCCTGGGAACGGCTGGCCAAGCACCAAGCTTTGCGCAGTCGGTGACTGCCGCTAACATCAACTCAGCGATCACTGGATGCGCATCGAATGAAGTAGTGTTACTGAATCCTGGAACCTATAGCATCACGGCGTCGATCAATCTGAAGTCAAATGTGACCCTAAGGGGCTCCGGCGCGAACCAGACCCTTTTGGTCGTCCCTGCGGGCGGGTATTCGGGTGGTGCATGTTCAGCCATTGTCTGCTTTACATCGGATTCGAACACGTTTTCCGGTGCGTCTACGGTCCAACCGGGTGGCTCGAATGCAGCGACTTGGACGGCAGGATTCACGCAGGGGACTACCAATATAACCCTCACCTCTGTGGGCAGCAACGGACTCAGCGTCGGCAAATATATCATCCTCGACCAAGCCAACGTAGCCTCGCCTACGGGCAACATGTTCTTTTGTGACACGAACCCTACAACGTGCTCCATACAGCCCGGTAATGGGTTCCGCGTGGTTAGCGGAGTAGATCACGGTATTGCGCAGATGGTGCAGATTACCGCGTGCTCCCCGTCGTGTACGTCAGGATCGACCTTCACCATATCACCCGGATTGTACGGACAGAACTGGTCTAGCAGTAACAATCCGGGCGCGTGGTGGCCTTCATCTACCGTGCAGAACGCCGGAATAGAAAACCTGACCATCGATGACCGCCTGGATACGGGAAATTCCAGTTCGCTCAATATTTCATTCTTCAATTCCGCGAATGATTGGGCTACTGGACTAGCGACTTACCTACCCGGAAGATCACATATCCAGCTTGCCGACGCTGCGCACATCACGATTATGAACAACTATGCTTGGGGCACCAAGAACGCGCTCAGTTCAAGTTACGGGCATGAGAGCTTTCTGACCTCGGACAATCTGATCGTCAACAACATCTACCAGCAGGTTTCCTCGCCACAGATGACCCAACTGGATACGGGAACGGTCAGGGCCTACAACTACGACATTCTCGACCTGTTCTGCCAGAACGGGACGCAGTGCAATTCACCTTCAGGCGCACCGAATACAACACCCGGTGGGCCTCTAGGGCTAACGACTACAAACCACAATCCCGGAGTGATGGACGTTCTCTGGGAAGGCAATATAACCCCCGGCTACAAGTCCGACGACGTACACGGCTCTGGCGGTATGTCTACCTACTTCCGCAATCAGGTTTATGGGTGGTCTGCTGGCTCGGCAAATGCGAATAATGACGGTTTCTGGAACTGGGCTTTTGCTGCACTAAGCTATAACCGTGCGCTGAGCATCGTGGGCAACGTAATCGGGAAGCCGGGATTCGCTTCGGTGTATCAGGGTACCGACACTACATCTAATACCACCGGTGAAATATACGACCTCGGCTGGGGCGATGGCGTAACCAACGACACGACCGCTCCAAGTGTGGCCTCAACCCTTCTACGGTGGGGCAACTGGGATGCTAAGACGAACGCGGTCAGATGGTGCGGCAACTCATCCGATACCGGCTGGTCTACGACCTGCTCCTCTACCTCTGAGATTCCCACAGCAATCGGAACCTATCAGAGTGCAGTCCCGACCCTGGGTGACACCGGAGCAGGTCAGAGCGCAATGCCTGCATCGTTTGCATTCTCATCGAAACCATCATTTATCCCAGCCGCAAAGCCTTGGCCGTTGATCGGCCCCGACGTGACCGGTGGAAACCTGCTGGTCTGTACGAGCGGAACCTATAACGGTTATTTGGTGGTCAATAACAGCCAGTGCGCAGGCGGAACCTCAGCGATGGCGCTGGGTGGCATGGTCAACAGCATCCCGGCGATGGACTGCTATCTGAACACGATGAGTGGAACTCCAGACGGTAGTGGCACGACGCCGAATACTGCATTCAACGCTTCAGATTGTTATGCGGTCACCATATCGCCACCTCTCAACGTATCAGGCAGGGCTGTTACGATAGGTAGCGCGGCGTCCCGCTAAAATTATGGCAACCATCGCTTCACTCGCGGCCGACGTTCAGAATCGTTTAGAGGAGCCCGTGGGGCCAGGCGTATTCTGGAAGCTCGCGACCGAAATTTACCCCGGCCTGGTCGAGGCATGCAACGAACTGATGCTTCTGGTGGGACGACCAACGCAGATCGTCAGCCAGCCATTCTCGATCGTGCCGAATACCCCGTGGCAACTCGTCCCCAAAGGGATGCTCTGCATCACCAACGTTCAAGGTGCGGCTTCGGAGGCGTGGAAGTATACGCTTGAAGACCTCGACTATCTCCAAAACTCATGGGGATCGGACTGGGAGCAGGATATGGGCGATGTCATCGAGCATTGGGCTCCGCTCGGCTTCAATATGTTTGTGGTGCATCCCTCGGTCTACACGGGCCAAACAGTGCTCCTCACTGGAATTCAGTACCCTTCGACCGAGACTTGGCCTTATGATGGAGCGCAGACGGTGCCGTTTGAGGACCAATTCTTTTCGGCGCTTCAGGAGTATGCCGCGCACTACGCACGGTTCAAGGAGGCTGGAAATGAATTCAGCGAGAGCAATAAAATGCTCCAATCGTTTTTAGACCAGGCGGCGCGCATGACGCAGATTCAGGACCGCCGCGATATTTACATTTGGTCTCGCGCTACCGGGGCACCCATGCAGGTCAATCCAATCAAACGAAGGTGACGAGGATGAAACTAACCGATTTTCACGGAGTTGTATCGAGATGCCACTGCACCAATCCAGACGTACCCATGGGCTGCAAGAACTGTTTCTCCCGAGGTTTTGTGGCAGTATGCCTCGCATGCTCAGGCACCGGCCAGACAACCGTCCCGGTAGCTGGAGCGGCGGCCGGCGATATGAAGTCTACCTGCGACAAGTGTGGCGGAAGCGGAACCTTCTCCGTTCGGAAGCCTGACAATTGGGACGAGGAGCACGCACCTGTAGTTGAGACTGTTGCCGTGGTCGAAGAGGATGACGACGACGCGGAGAAGCTCTTCAAGGAGATCACTGCCGGCGCCACGGCGGAACCGGAAATTCTCGGCGTAGAAATTAACGTAATCGGTCTGTCGCAAGGATTCACCCCTGAGTCGACCGTTGGCGAGGTCTTTGGCGGCGAGATCACAATTACGGCCGGGCCGGGACTGGTTGAAAAATCTGGTCTTCAACTCGCGATCGAGGAGATGAACTCCAAGGCCGTAGTCGTTGTAGATCCGAAATCCATCGACCTCACCACACTGAAGAAGCCGAAGGGTTTTGCGTGGAGAATCTGGGATACGATGGGCGTTACAGAGAAGGTTGAGACCATGGCAAAGTACGGGATGAAGCCGGAGCCTGCAAAGGTGGAGACCGAAGAACTGGCGTCGGTGTAAGCTAGGCGACGGGAGATAATTTCGATGGCAACGACGGGCGTCGGGTACAGAACTGCAAACGACGTCCTCATCGAAATCAGTCTCCGACTGTGTGAAAACTACGTCAGCACCACCCTGGCCGCGGACGTATCCACCGGACTGCAAACCGTACCTTTAGCCTCTTTCGACAACGCCGTCTACGCTGGCGCGATGCTTGTGGTGGGAACCGGCGCCGACCTCGAAATCATCACGGTCGTAACCGCCAACCCGGAGACCAACGAGATTCAGGCAAACTTCGGTTTTGGCCACGCATCGGGCGAGACGGTTACTGCAGCAACCTTTCCATCGCAGCAGCCGACCGACCCGTACTTCACCCAGGCGGAGATACTTGATTATCTGGCGCGAGCTCAAAACGAGTTTCTGTCGAAGGTGCCAGCCTTCTACACCATCTACGAGCAGAACGCGCTCTACGGAAACATCTTTCAATCACTGCCCGACACGGCAACCCAAATCGACCGCGTCGCCATCTCCACCGTTTACATCCCAACGGTATCGCTGACTCGCACGGGCGGCGTAGTGACCGCGGTAACGAACGACCCAAGCGTACTGGTCGTCGGCAGCACCTTCTTCGTCTACGTGGCGCCCAGTTCGTCAGGCGAGGGCTATGGCGAAGGCGGATTCGGCGAGGGCGGGTACGGCGGAAGTACCTTTGCCGACACGTCGTTTACCGGAGTCTTTCAGGTTGCCAGCGTTATCAACTCCACAACGTTTACCTACAACCAGATTGGCCCCGATTCGACCACTGACACGGCGCTCATTTACTACTGGGTCCGGCTGTACGAGATCACGATGGCTGAACTCACTATGCAGAACCGGAACTGGCGAAACGACTACGCGAACAACCCCACTGCTTTTTTCGAAGATCGCTCCGGACTCTACCAGTTTGGACTTAACGCGCCACCGTCGAGCAACTTCCCGATTGAGATCCTGACCGCCACTCGGGACTCCGACACCCTGCTGCTGACCGATGGCTTCCTTGTCCCCGACGTCTGCCTCCACTACGTCATCTACAAAACGATGGAGTACATGTTTACCAAGGAAGGCGTTCGCATTCAGCCGATGCTTGCGAACTACTGCAAAGGGAGGTTCGACCGTGGGGTGGATACGACCAACCGGTACATCGACAATATGCTGGCGATGAAGAGCGGGAGGCGCTAATGGCTAACAAGCCTGCCCCTGTTCAATTCAGCAACTTCACCAAGGCAGATTTTGACGACCCCAATATGGGGTACTTCAACACGGTGATGCAGCAGTTCGCCAATGCGATCAACGCAGGCAACGGATCAGCCGGAAAGACTGCGCTGCCAGCGGGAATCGACATGCAAGGTGCGACGGTGAGCGGGGTTGGGGAGCCACAATCTCCGACTGACGCCATCAGCAAGGGTCATGCCGAGAAAAACTACTCTGCGCAGGCTCTTGCTCCTCAACTTGAGGCTGGGACAAAAACTGGTCCTGGCCTCAAGACGTATCGGGCGCTCAATTCGAAGACACAGCAGGAGAGCTACAGCACCTTCCTCAATGGCGTGACCAACACCGCACCGACCACCAATACCTCGATTGTCTCGGCTGGAGCACCATCAGGTGGATCAGTAACTTTCACTATCAGCGCAGGCTTCCACCTCTATGTCGATGGCTCGATCGTCCCTTACGGCACGTTCTCCGACACGGTTCCATTACCAAGCTCACAGGCGATTACGTCGATGACGCGGACATCGGGCGTAGTCACGGCCACAGGCGTATTTACTGGACTGTCGGCGGGTGAGTCGATCTATGAACTGGGTGCGCTGGACTCGTCGTTTGATGGAACCTTCGAACTTATTAGCGCTTCAGGTACGACGCTGACGTGGGCCCAGCCCGGTTTTGCCGATGGGACAACTACCGGAGGCGCGGCTTCAACAGGCGGGTGTTACTACGTGTACCTCAAGAATCCAAGCCACACCTTAGCGGTTTCAGGACCCTTTAGCAGCGATAGCCAACAGAATCGTCTTGCAGCTAACGTAGACGGGCAAGTGCTGATCGCGGTCGTCGTCATCAACGCCGGCGGCGTGGTGACGACGCAGAGTGCCGCCGGAGCTACCGTGCCCGCCGCGCAGAATAACGGGAATCGTATCGTCGCCAGATTGTAGATTAGAATGAGGTTGCCATGGCCATCCAGATCGTGAAGTCGGACGTCGACGGTATGACCGGACACTTTCAGGTCACGTTTCGCGTAAGGGATGGCGACACCTTTGGCCCTGAAGAAACTCATGGACTCTGGCCGCACGCGTTGTTTCGTACCTACCACGGCGATGGGCCGCGAACGCCGGAGAGCATAAAGGCAGCGATGTCGAAGTGGCTGAAAGAGCGTCACGCGGAGGCTTTGGCGCGGAAGCAGCACATCGACCTAATGACAAACGTCGCTCATAGTTTCAAAGGCCAGGTGGTGACCTTCGAATGAGCCAGGACACTCAATACAAACCAGTAGAGATGGTGTACGAGAGCAAGGGGATTATAGCCCGCGCTGTCACTGACGAATGCCCGCCGGGAACTTTTCTGAATCTAATGAATGCGTACGAGCGCGCCGAGAACTCCATGTCTTCGCGCTATGGCACCCAGATCATCAACCGCGACCCGGTTGGCGTGGGGACCAGTAATTACTTCTTCCCTGACCCGATCACCACGCTGGCGCGCCTGACTTACAAGACGAATGCATATCGCTATGCAGGCGACTCCGAAGGCAACCTCTATCGAAGGACTGGCAATACGCAGGGGCAGTACACCAACATCTTCACTGGCCTATCAGGGTCTCCGTTTGGCTGGCTGGATGGCAGCACCTTCGAGTCGAGCCTCCCTTACCTCTTCATCTACGACGCCAACACTTCAATCAAGGACTCCGGTACTGGAACGCCGGAACTTACCGGAATTGATTCCTCGCCGTACACGCTCAACACTGTACCCTACTCGCCCCTGCTAACCCTGATCGATAACTTTGCCCCTGGCAACGCCTACACCACGAGCGGATTCTCGGGCGGATGGGCCTATAGCGCGGTGACCAAGCTGCAAGCCTCTTCCGGCCAGACCGTCACCGATTTCACCGACTTTTTTGGAGTGCAGCCATTTGGGGCAGGCACCTTCTCGATTGCCGGAGGCGCGAACAACGCGAGCGTTACAGCTCCAGGCTCGACAAGCAACGTGCAGATTTACTCCGGCTTCGCGTCCGCTCCGGTTACCGGGACTGAGACCGTATCGCTGTCGATGTTCGTCAACGTTCCCACTGGTGGGATCCCCGGCAATTCCGGCTCGCGCACAATTTCACTCGACTATTCCATCAACTCTGGTGTGACATGGACTAACTTCTTCAGCCAGACCGGTAGCTCCAATCAACAGATTGGCGGCAGCCCCAGCCTCAATATCCCCGGACTCAGCAATATCGACACCCTCCAGATCAGGTCGACGATGTCGGTTATCGCCACAGCCGGGACAGTTGGCGGCACTGCGACTACCTTCGACATCAACGCGGTCATCACCGCACCCGACGTCTTCAATCAGATCACCAACGGGATGCTGAGCGTCCTTAATACGAACACTGTTGTGCAAGTGCCAATCTCGTCGATCGTGACCAGTGGATTTGCGTTTGGCATGTACACCGCACTCCTGATTACGACACAGGAGCCGCATGGACTGACGGGCACCACCAGCATCTCCATCTATGGAAGCTCAAACGATCTGTTGGATGGGTTCTATACAGCTACCGTTTCGAGCGCGACCACGCTAACGGTTCCCTACAAGTCAGGCGCACTGCTGAGCGCGACGGGCGGAACCCTCAACGGCGGAGCAGCCGCACCGAATACATGCGTTTTGACGGCAGAATATTCGAATCCCTACCCGCCGCAGATGTCGGCATGGGGCTTCTATCAGCAGGTGCCGACCACAGAGACGGCGTTTCAGGTTGGCTCGTTCGTTGGCACGGTTGCGCAGAATACAACTGCGACGGTTGGTGTTACCGTTCCAATCAATTTAAACATCAATAATCAGGCGACCGATGATGACCTCATTGTGCTCACGCTCGCAGTGGGCGATCCAGCGGCAATCTCAAATATCCGCATCCAGTTTGACGTCAACGGATCGGGCTATACCTCGGCCTACTACTACAAGGATATCTCGCCAGTTTTCTATCAGGCAGGGGTTCAGCAGCTCCAGGATGCCTACACCACGACTGAGCAGCAGATTTTCGCCGATACCCTCGGACTCCTGACGGGGCAAGTGCCTAACTCAACGACAGCGCAGTTGCAGCCTGGCAACATCTCGACTGGTCAGGGGTCGTGGCAAACGATCTATCTGCGCAGGGGGGATTTCACGCCGATTGGGAACGCCGGAGAGTCTGGCTCTGACTGGACAGCGGTCACTGGATGGCAACTCGTTATCACCACCAACACGGTTGGCTCGTCGACGGTCGCATGCAACGGCCTCTATTTCCAGTGGGGCTACGGGCCAAGCTCTTTCGGGGGGACAGGATACGACTATCGGGCCACATACTACGACGCGAACACCGGCACTGAGTCGAACGGAACTCCGGAGCAGGAGTTCAATACACAGTTCGGCTACCTCGCGTCGCTAGCGGCACCCTTCTTTTTGCGTCAGGCCGCGCAGGTCAACGGATTTTACTCAAATGACCCGCAGGTGACTCACGTCCGCATCTACCGCCGCGGCGGTATCTACCCAAACAACTGGCTCAATATTGACCAAATCCCGAACGTAATCAACGCTGTCGCGAGGTTCAATCCATTCAGCTACAAGGACGTCATCCCCGACGCGGCTCTGGCGCAAGCGCCGGGACTCATTCTGGATAACGACCCCCCGGTGACGAGCTCACTCGAAGACCCGATCGCGACGACGCTATCGTTGCCGACAAGTTCGCCGGGAAGCTCTCTCTACAGCGCCTTCGTCCCGCAACTCATCAGTGTCGCGCAAGCGTCGGCAGTCTTCGTTGCAAATCAAACCGTCGTTATTGGCAACGCGGTGAACCTTGAAGAGATTCAGGTCATCACGGGTGGTACAGGATCGTTCACCGGGATACTGAGGCTTCAGCACAACGCAGGCGAACCAGTGTATGCATTTTCTACGCCGAGAACGCCATGCGACCAGTGCGCGTTCGCTTACGGCCAGGTGTGGCTGGCGGGCGATAAGAACAATCCGAACTTCCTTTACTACTCTAAGCCAGGATATCCGGAGAACTTTGGGCCGGAGGACTATCTCGAGGTTGGAAGCTCCAGCGACATCATCAATGCGGTCGTCAACTGGCGCGGGACGCTCTACGTAGGTACTCAGCTATCGTGGTACGTCATCACAGGGGGTGCAACGCCGGGATGGCAGCCCACTGGGTCAATCCACGGCATCGTGGCCAACAAGGGCTGGACGCAGGCCGAGGGTGGCATCTGGTATCAGGCAGCGGATGGTCAAAGACTCTTCCGTGGGTCTGAAGGCACGTACATGACGCTGGAGGTGGAGTGGCTCTATCGTCTCCCATCGGCTACGCAGGTGACGCCGATTCCGCTTGTCGACACCACACAGCTTTCGCAGGTGGTTATGGCGTTCTGGAACAACGATGTCTACTTGTCGTATGTCAGCCTGAATAACAGCGGCCAGCGGTATCGCCTCATCTACAACACAAGCTACAACCGGTTCCGCGATGACGATATCCCGGCAACTGCGATGCTCTGGGAGCAGGACACCAACCTTTTGCTGACGGCGAAGCAGTTGGGTACGTCAGCCAACTACGTCATTGTGCAGGAGGGTGTAGGCGACTCTGACGATGGCGGGTGGGCTGGCACACAGCTAACGACCCTGCCGATCGCCCTGGACATTCAAACGCCGTATCGCGGAAGCTCTCACTTCCCAAACCAGTTCAACGTGCTTGAGACCGATGCAAGTACCGCGAGTCAGGATATGGCGACGACGCTGCTCTTCGACACGGAGCCTCCGGTATCGCTTGTTCTGGACACCTTCAACACTGAGGGCGTGCGCCAAAAGAATCAACTCCAGATCAACGATGGCGACGGGCAGCAAGCGTACTCGATGAGCATTCAGCACACCATGAACGTGTTCAACGCGCCGGTTCTCTATCAGGAGAATATCTACGTCGCGGTGCTCGCAGGCTATCGGACCAGCCGCGATACGTATTGGATCAAGTTTGGGACGGATGCCTCGAAGCTGGTGAAGCAGGGCTACTTCGATTACCAGTCGACCGCGCCGATTATCTACAACCTCTACGCGGATGGGAGCGATGTACCGTATTACACCTTCACCTTGCCTGCGGCTCCAAATCGGGCAGTGGTGCGCGTGAGGTTTGGCCAGAATGACGGCGTGAATTCGGCGGTCATCCTGCGCACCTTCCGCATGATCGGCACGAGCACGGCGCCCTACCAAGACTGGGCAAACCCGAGAGTTGAATTCAAGGCGGTTGCCGAAGGGGCGAGCTACGCGATAGGAGAACTGAATCCATGAGTGACTGTGCCGGTAAGAGATGTAAAAAACTGAAGGGCAGGCAGGTGGCGGGTAAGCCGGTCTGGAAGGCCGACGACACGTTGATGTGTCAAACCTGCTTCGACTTATGGATCGAAGACCACGCGCTTGACGAGCACAAAGTTCGGAGGCTCTCAGAGGATGAGAGGGACTTCGAACTGGCCGGCCGACAGCGGCGACAACCGACCATGGCGGTGGCACACTAAAAATCCTTGCCGAGCATGCAAGCATGTTGTACATTCATGCAAGCATCACGACGAGGAGAAACATGGCAGAGACCGAGTTCAAAGATATCAAACTGGAAGCGATCAGTTTCCGTGGAGCACCCACCGAAAGCCAACTGGCAAACGCCCTGCACGACATCAAGGTTTTTCTCAACAAGTCCTTCGGAGCCATGCTGCTTGAAGGATTGACCGAGATCAACAATCCGAAGGCGATTTCGACCGCCAACGCGATCGGTCACGTCACGGCGGCCGAAGCTGGCTGGAAGGGCGAGAGCGGACTCGCCGTACCGCAGCAAGGGCAGCGTCCGCAGATGGTGCCACGGGGATGATGACAACCCTCGCGATCGTCCTGACGCCATTTTTAATGGCCTTCCTGATTGCTCGGGTCAGCTTCCCGAACGTGAGGTTCGAGTTCGACTTCGACACGTCGCACGGAACCTTTAGCTTCATCTACGATCGGTATGCCAAGATCGCGTGGATGATCTTCGGTTTCGGCATGGCTGGGAGCCTCCTGTTTTCCAGGTTTGGCGATGGCATGTCGACGGTATTTTTGCTGTCGGCATCCATCTACGCGCTGCTTTATAACCTATGGCTAACCCTCTCGTATGAGAGTTACCTGCATTCGCGCTACCCGCGTGATGGATCGCCGGGGCGGAGCACATACACGCTCAATCGTTACTGCCTGACGTGGGCGCTGGGCGTTTCGGCGGTAGTACTTTTCATCTTTGGTTCGATCAGCGCAATGATCTTCATGAGGATGTAAATGTCGATACTCGACGCTTTCACCGAAGACAAGTATAGGGTCGGGGATCTCCATGCGCGGGGCTATCTGCGCACGGATTTCCCTGAAGGCTATCTGGGGCTCATCTATCAAAAGCTGAAGGGCGATCGCTACTCGAATCGCAACCCAAATGGCACGGGGATACTCGAATCGCTGTTTTTCGGCATGGACATCTCATGGGACTCAATCACCTCCTACCTAAGCAAGACGCCGCTGGTTATTATGGGCCGGTGGGACGGTGAGGAGTTCACGCCGGCTGGCATTATCTTCCGGACTGTGACCGTGGCCGGCGGCAAAGGTATCATGGCGGGGTATGCCTTCTTTCGCGAGTACTGGGGGTCGGTTGACGCTGAGGCGCTGGGGCTGCTGGGTCTGGCTTTCATGTTTCAAGAACTCAAGCTCGAGGTGGTACACGGCATCCGCTATGAGGACAACCACCAGACAAAGCACTTTCTGACACGTTTCGGCTTCAAAGACACCGGATTTCACCCTCGATGGGAGATGAAAAAAGGCGTTCTCGTGCCCTGCGTAACGTCCTGCCTCCTCCGCGAAGACTTCGAAGCCTATGTCGAGAAAGTTCTAATCGAGGCCTATTCCCAAAAAAAGTAGACTCGGAACTCCTTGTTGGCTCGTCCGAAGAGCCGGTCGTCGAGGAGTCCGTTGCCACGATAGATGCGCAGATGGACTCACTGCGTTCGGGCAGCATCGACGTGGTTATGCTCCCAGCGCGCTCCCGCTACACGCCAGCTATTCCTGAAGGCATGGAATCTGTTGAAGTTGGAGGGCGCGGCGCGGGAACGTACATCTTTAGACCCTCGAAAATATCGGCGGCGACCATCGCCAAAGAGGCGCTACACGGTCGGCATGGCAGTCTATTGGGCCACATCTACACGAAGGATCAAATCAGGGACAAGTACGTCGTCGTGCTTCAGGCAATTCTCCCTAATGGAACCCCAGTTCAGGAGTCGGTAGTGCTGGCCGGAGACCCCGTGGGACTCGAAAAGCAGAGGGCGATTCTACAGGCTCGGCATCCCAAAGCGGTTGTTGCCTTTGTCGATCCGGCCACTACGTCTCGCAACAGGATTCTCAGCCGAGAAAATAGCTTGCACATCCCTTGATGATTATCTGTTCTGCCTCTAGGATGCAGGGAAGACTGCGTTTTGGGGAAGGAGCGGTAGCGATACGGGAAAATCCAGCGGCCTCTCTCCAGCAGTGCAAGCGGGCGAACTATCCAACTCTAACGCTCTAACGGCAATCGCTCAGCAGCAGGCCGGTAACGCAGATCAGCTTTACCAGGCGGCGTTTCCCGGATTCCAGTCTGCAGAAAATTTCTACTCCACAATCGCGACAGGTGACCCAGGCAAGATCGCCACGGCGATCGCTCCAGCAACGCAGCAGATTCAAACGGCATCGGACCAGGCGAAGGCTAACATCCTGCGCACAGGCCCGGCTGGCGGTGAAAAAAATCTTGCACTCGAGCAGGTTGACGTCAATCAGGGCGCAGAGGTAGGCAAGGCCGCTTCTGGAAGCTATCTGAATTCCTTCAACGCACTCGCGCAGCTATCCGGTCAAGGGGTGGGAGAATCCACCGCTGCAGCCGGAACCGGCATCTCGGGCTACAACAGTGCAAACTCGGGTCTTGGAGCTTTGGGTCAGCAGCAGATCCAGCAAAAAGGTGCCCAACTCGGTGCGCTGACGTCGCTGGGCACGGATGCTGCCACAGTGGGCGCAGCGTTTATATGACACCCCCTAACGCTCCACCTCCGTCCAATCCTAACGCGGGCGCCGACCCTCTTGGCCTCAACTTTGGAGCGGGTAATCCGATGGGACTTAGTAGCGCACCATATAATCCAGCTACTATTGATTTCTCGGCATGGAATCCCACGCCGACTTTCTAGGAGGACTGAGTGCCGCAAGCTTATGATCCAACCACCTCAACCCCCTATCAGGCTCCAGTGTTGCCGGACGTGTCTCCGGTGGCGATGCCATCTCCTATCCCGACACAGGCTCCAGAAGCCAATGGAGCGGTAAAGCACTCGGGCGCGATCGCAACCATTGCGGACGGGCTGCTGCGCGGCGTCATGGCCGGTCGTGCGTACAAGCAAGCCGCCGACGTGATGAAGTTCAAAAAGAAGGACGACAACCTCCAGGCGTCCTACAATCAGGATGCGACGCGGCTCTTCCAACTTAGTCAGGCCGGAGTTGACCCAAAGAGTCCCGAGTACGTCTCGGCCAAGAATGCGGTGGATGGTAGCTGGGGAGCGTTGCAAGACTTCCGGCGTCCGTTCATTGTCCAAGAGCAAAAGGGTAAGGGTGGAAAGAAGGCGCAGCAGGCCGCTCAGGAGCCCCTGATGAACCGGCTGAATAGTCCTGACCCGCACGTCAAGACGCAGGCATTATTCGAACTCAGTCAGAAGGCTGGCCCACCAGTTTACGGGCAGATTGCGATGGGACAGCGGCAGGCGCAGCAGCGCGCAGCCGATCCCTCGGTACAGGCGAAGACACTCAAAGATCAGAACGACCTCAGCCATCAACAGGCGGTGGCCGAGCGTGACAAGCTTTTGCAGATTCCGGCAGGCCAGCGCACGGCAGATCAGAACACGCGGCTCACGTCTCTCGAAGAGCGTATCGCGCCCGTCGCGAAGCCTGTGGCGGAAAAGCCAGGGGACGAGGCGAAGCGCGCTCTCGATGATGTTTTTGGGCGTTTGGAAAAAGACCCAAACTACAAGCTCACCGACCAAGACAAACAGATCCTCGAACTCAACAAGGTCCCTACCGGGCCGAAGACAAAGCTGACGGTCACCCGCGAGGGTGAAATCCTCATGGACAATGGGGATGGAACGTACAAGCAACTGCGCGGACCACAGAAGGAGTACGCAGCTAAGGGGAGGAGCGGCGGTGGCCGCGGCGGTAGCGGCACCGGATCTAATCGCTACGAAAAAGCGTATGGTCAGGCACGCTCGTATCTGAAAGAACATAACCCCGGTTGGGATGACGACAAGCTTGATCGTGAAGCTGATAAGATGGCGATCAAGAAGTCGATCTCGGATGACGAGGGTCAGTCGTACAGCGCGACTCAGGAGCCAGTTCAGTTTGACAACAAGGTGCTCAGTTCGGCGATCGAGCGCCTGCAGTCGCTTCCTCAGTACCGCGACGACAAAGACTTCAGCGACAAGCTCGCCAACTTCGTTCCGCGTGACGGCGACGGGATGCGGTCGTACGGTAAATACCTTGGACAACCGGATAAAAACGGGAAATACTCGGGAAACCTCGACAAGAAACAGGCTCAAAAGTTTGAGATGGATCTGCAGCAGCAGATCAAAGATGTTCTCAACGACCCCAAGGTGGGCGGGGGGATATCACCGGAGGATCGTAAGGTAGTGCTTGGCCGCATGAAGCCTTACGCTCATACCGATGCTAAGCCCCCGGAGAACCCCAAAACGGAGACCGCCAAGCACGAAGACGGCGGGCTGCCGGAGGTGCAGGGGCACAAGCCGCCGAAGGGCGCATCTGCCCCCGTGTACGACGACAAGCAGCATTTGATCGGATGGGCGGTCAACGGAGAATTTCAAGCGCTGTAGTACAAGCTTCCGATTATGATTGGCGTACATGGCAGACGAGCAAGTAAACCCGCCCGCAGTGAAGGGACTTCCACCGGGAGCCGTTGTCGGCTCATTCTCAAAGCCGCAGCCTAAACCAAAGCACACCGACGCGCCGAAGATCAAGGGTCTTCCAGCCGGCGCTGTCGTCGGTTCATTCGACAAGCCTGCCGAGAAACCGAAAACTGAAGCTCCGACTGCGTCGATCAGCGCCTATAACCCGACATGGTGGGAGCGTGTAAAGAACACGGTGGGCTACTCCGGAGCCAGCGGCGCTGTTAGTGAAGCGAAGCAGGCTGCGCAGGTTACCGGCGATTATACCGCGGCATTTCGCAACTTTGTCAACCACCCGCTCGTAGCGGTGGAAGAGCTATTCCCAGTCAACCCGAAGACGAAGCTGGGGCAACTTTCGAAGGGAGCATCCCGCGCTGTATCTGGGATGACGTCGCCCACACAAGTCGCGATGATGGCCGCTCCGGGCGCTGCGGTGGTCAAGGGTGGCGAGTATGTTGCGTCCGCGATGCACGCCGTTGGTTTGGCGATGATGCCGACTATGGGCGAGGGTATCGTCGATACCGCGCACCAGATCCACGAAGCTCGTCAGCGTGGGGACGATGCCGGAGAAAACGAAGCTTGGGGCGAGATGGCGGCAAACGTCGCCATGATCGTCGTTCCGCACGTTGGTGGCAAGATCGCCGAGGGCGGCGAGAATACCGCTCGACTCAACGATAAAGCGAAGGACCTCTATAAGAAGCCATTTAAACAGCTTACCGACCCCGAGAAGGCGCATACACTCTACTCCTCAGTAGAGGATCAAAGTCCAGGGTTTCGCAAGCGCGTGGACCAGGAGACGGACAAGATTCGCAAGTCGCAGACTCGCGGCGACGCTCAGGCTGATATCGAGTGGATGAACGACCGAGCAAAAGCCAACTCCGCCAGATTGCAGGCGGCCAAAACTGTTCTAGGCCAAGAATTACAGCGTCAGCGGGCGGCGGAGCAGTACAAGCAGGCGCAGGCGGCGGCTGAGGCTAAAGTCAAAGCCAACGAAGAAGCCCAGCGACGCACACAGTATCAGGCTGCTAAGGCCGACGAGATTACCCCGGCCGCTGAAGAGCGCGGATTCGGTGTCAACGATCAGCGACGCAACACCCGTGGTGATCGAGGATTGGTCAAGACGACCGAAAAGGAAACGGAACCCGTCCACGCTCCCAGTCCCGAGCCGATGGAGGGTGGCGTCAAAGTGGTGGACAAGCGCACCGCTCCAGGATCGGTCGAAATTCAGACTGCTTCCGAACTGGAGCGGCCAGTGCAGGAGTATGCCGAAGAGAACGCTGGGGCCTCATTCTCGAGCTTGCCGCTTGATCGCCAGCGCGAGGTTGCATCGAAGTTTGAGCGCGAGCAGCCGGAGAAGTGGGACGCCTTCAAAGCGACGCCAGCCTACGATGCGTATCGCCGTCACGCCGATATGGTCGAAGCTTCGAGGCCAGCCGTCACGCGCTGGATGAACCGCAACGAAGGTACAGGCGAACCCCTGGCGCCGGGAGCGGATGAGACTGCTGGCTTGGCACGAGTCATCCTCGAGCACTCAAACATTGCAGCTTCGATGAAGGCCGCACCCGACATCTACCGGGCACTTTCGGAGTACTCGGAGAAAAACTTCGGCAAGAGCTTCGACGCCATCGAAAAGAGCGATCAGGTGTCCGCGCTGGCTGGCTTCCTCAATGAAGATCCGGCACGCGCCAAAGCGTTTACCACGCCAGAGATTGCTGACCGTCTCTCTCGCGGTGAGCATATCGACGTTGCCAACTACGAGGCGTCTTTACGCGACAGGCAGCAGGTCGACACGCTGATGGCCTATCGCGATTCGACCCGCGCACAGGTCGATCAGGAGCTTGCCGGGCAGGCAGTGCGTGAAGCTCGCGCAGACCATGTGCAGCAGATTCGCAACACGATTACCAATGCAACATCGGCGGAGACTGGAGCAGGGGAGGCCCTAACCAACCAGGCGAAAGGCCTGACCCGTTTGGCAGAGCGCATCAACCTTCAGGATGTTGGCGGGTCACGCGACATCTTTGACGTGCAGCGCGCCATTCGGAAGATACCCGAGAGCCAGCGCTCTCCGGACATGAACGAGTTTATGAGCCAGATGCGGCAGACCCGTGCTGCGGCTGAGCGTCAGGTGCTCGATGCTTATCGGGAAGACCTCATCTCGCGGATGCGTACCGACATTGAATCTGGCACTGAACGAGCTGCGCGTGAGGTAGTCCACTTTGAAGACCAGAAGCAGGTCATCAACCGGGCCGCCGACCGTCTGGGTGGTCCCGAGGCACTACCGGAGCAGAAGGCTGAAGCCGAGGCGCTGCGTGACACGGCTGACTTTATCCAGCGCAAAGAGGATGAGATTGTCGCGGCGACTGAGGTGGTCAAACCACGTACGGAGCGCGAGACGAATCCAAAAATGCCGGCCATTCTAGGCCGAGAAACTCGTGTCAGGTTGAACTCTGGCGAAGAGGTGCCAGTCCACTATGCGGTTGTCGATTCTAATAATCTTATTACTTCTCATCGTAGTACTGAAAATTACACACCAGACCCGCGCTACCCGCAGGAAGCGCAACCGCGCAACTACCAAGATCAACCGGAACTCCAGGCGGCTGTAGAGGAGCGTGCTGGCGCGCTTGACGCTGACCAGATCCTCAGCAACTCCGTGTTGCCGGTGGATGGGCCACCGATCGTTATGCCTGACGGCACGGTGCTGTCGGGAAACGGACGCACGCAGAGCATGAAGCTGGCGCAGAAGCGTGGCCGGTACGAAGAGGTTCGAGCCTCGATCCTTGACCGCGCACAGGCGTTTGGTATCGACCCCGCTTCCATCTTCGAGATGCGCAACCCCGTGCTTGTCCGGGTGATGGACCGCACGGTGACCGACCCTGCCACGCTGGCGCGGTATGGCATCGAGATGAATCGCGACCCCAGCCAGGGGATGAGCTCCACCGAGCAATCGGCGGCTCTTTCACGGCTACTGACTCCATCCGTCGTCGAGCGGATGGCGAACGTGTTTCGGTCGGTATCCGGAGACTCCAGCTTGCGGACGGCGATGCGTGCGCGTTCTGCCGACCTTGCTGACATCCTTCGCGATGCCGGTCTGGTTGATCCAAAGAAGCGCTCAGCCTACTTCACCGAGGATGGTGACCTGACGGAGCCCGCGAAGGCGCTCATTGAAAACACCCTAGCGGGAATCGCCGTCTCGAATCCGCAGGTGCTCGGTCGAACCAGCGCGGCGATCAAGGACAAGCTTGGCCGCGTGGGCATGGACTTCGTCATCATGCGTTCGGCTGGTGAAATCTGGAATCTAGCGAGCTACAACACGGATGCGGTCGAACTGATGACCCGCGCACAAGACCAGTCCGCAAGGCTGAATCAACTCGAAGGAAGAGATGTCACCAAGGACGAGTCTCACGGCAGCGAATCGCTTATCGAGCGTCTTCTCCATCCAGAGCGGTATCGCCTTTCGAACTTCGATCTGAGTTTTGATGGTCAGGCAACACACCCACCGGTCCATCCGGCGGTTGAATCTCTGGCGCGAGCTCTCGAAGAGACTCCACGCGAGTACGCCAACATGATTGGCGACTACGCCGAAGAGGCGGAGCGCGGCGGCGTGACGATGTTCGGAGCCATCCACCCGGCAGATGTATTCACCGAGCAGATTGCCAGCAAGTACGGTATGGAGGTCATTCCTGAAGAGTGGGGCATGGTTGGTGGGCTCCCTGACGCAGCCAAGGAGATCATCGAAGAGGCGCGGAACGGACTTCCGGTGGAACCAGCGCGTGCGGCTGAAGCTGTGGAAGAGGCAATCCAGCCGGACTCCAGTTCGGTTATCGAGAACGAGAAAGGCTTCGAACCCACCAGTGTGCGCGATTTCCGCAAGGCGTTGGCTGACCACCCCGGATTTACCGACGAGCAGGCTGAAGCGGTTGGAGATATCTTCGAGCGGGTTCTGCCACGCGCTATTGGCGAGTCGTTCGACACGATCCTCAAGAACAAGATGATTCGCTTCCGTTTTGGCGGCGAAGACCGTGGAGCTCGCGGTGCGACCGACATTATGGAGGACGGATCGAAGTTGATTCACCTCTTCGACAAAGCGGACACCTCGACTGTCATCCACGAGGCTGCGCACGCTATCCGGCACTACCTCAACGGAAGCGATCAGGCGATTCTCAACCAGTTTGTCGAGGCCAGACCGGGTGCAGAGTGGACGACGGCGCAGGAAGAGAAGTTTGCGGAGGCCTTCGAGCGGTATCACTACGATGGCGGCCGACGCCGCGGCGCTCTCGAAAAGGCCTTCGACACCATCCACAAGGCAATTCAGGCTGTTTACGATGCGGTGCGTGGCCGTGGTCTGGCGAAGGCTTCTCCCGAAGTCGAGAAGATGTTCGACAATTGGTACGACTGGACCCGGTCGGAGCGGAAGCCGATTACGGCGCGTGTCGACGTTGACGCGCTCGAGAAGTCGGTCAAGGACCCCAAAGTCGCCATTCCAGAGGGTGCGAGGATTTTGGACGAGACAGCGCACATCGACCCGAACGCCCGAAATTTTGTGTTCACTGATCGCAAATCGGCAGACGATTTCATCGACCGCAACAATCAGGCAATTCGCACTTACCAGCTTTTCGACGGGAAGGACGGTAACTTCTATGTCAAGGCTTCGACGGTTGGCAAGCGGCTTTATCAGGGCGGAGCGGCATCTATCGGGGACCTTGCTCGTCAGGCTCGGCAACTTGAGGAGCGGCTCCGAACTACAACTGATCCCCGCGAAGAGGCGAAGATTCGGGCGCAACTGGCCAGTGTTGAGAATCGACTGGGTGGTTCCACGCTCATCTTCGGCAGTACGCCAGAGAGGGCAAATTCAGAAGTAATCAATGCAGTGCATGGTGTGGCGGAAATGCCACACATGGAGGAGCCAACCACCCCTGCGCAGGCGATGTCGGCGCGTCAGGTGTACGGCACCACGGAATTTGGAGGACGCGATGGCGAAAGGGCAAACGTACGAGAAGTACCTGATGGAAATGCTGGGCTACCCGACGCTACTCGAACTGCGGAAGTTCCTGAACGAACCGGAGCGGCCGACGGGCGGGATGAGACCACCGGACGGGTTCTACCAGGACATCCAGAGCCTAGTGGAAGAGGAGAGGAAACTGCTGACGGAAAACGAGCAGCCAGTCTCCCCCTAGCAAAGATGCCAGCAGCATCGCTGGCTGCGCCAAAGCGCGCCCGCGGCACCCCGCTGGCGTCGCCGGAGGCATGGAGAGACTACGCGGAGGCTCTCGGGTTGCCAGAGGGTACTCCAGCGCCGACAGTGAGGTTGCCTGATGACCTGCGCAATCTAATGATTTTTCCGGGGCAACCGGAAGCTATCGAAGTCGCTCTCTCTGGACTGCAACAGTATGACGGCGTTGTGGTTGCGAGTCCAACCGGATCTGGGAAAACGTTCCAAGCGCTCGCGATCGCCGATCAACTGCTAGGAGATTCTGGAGAAAAGGTCGGACTCATCGTTACTCGGAGCCGGAACCTCATCCACGATTCAGATGGCTATGTAGACGTGGGCAAGCAGCTTGGAGTTTCAGTCGAAGGACTACCAGCCTCAATGAACGACGTCCAAGGCGGCGGAACGTACGCGACGACCTACGCCCAGATTCGCGGTGACAAGGATATGCTGTCGATCCCGTGGGACTTCGTGATCTTCGACGAGTCGGCAGAGCTTCGAAAGTGGATGGAGTCAGAGCAGGGCCAAAGTGGTCGTCTTTTAGGCCGGGCGGCGAAGAAAGCGGTTTACATGAGCGCGACGCCGTTTCATACTGCTGTCGAAATCGGCTATATGGACAAGCTTGGGCTGTGGCCGGAGGGCGGATTCTTCGAGTGGGCCCGTCAATTCGGCGTGGTCGAAACCGGACCCAACTCCTACACAGGCGGTTACGCTCCAAAGAAGCTTTTGAAACTCCGCCAGCAGCTTATTGAGCGTGGCCAATGGGCATCGCTGCACCGCGACCTTGATGGCGTCACCGCGCACGTCGGACTGGTCGAGCAGACACCAGAGGTGCAGGATGGCGTGAAGAAGATTCGCGACGTATTCAACCTTGCTGGAAAGATTTTCCGCGAACAGGGCAAATCGTCGATGGCACGAGCGACCCAGGCCCAGGAGGTCATCTACCTCAAGCGATACATCGAGTCGGCGCGGCTACCGCATGCGATCGAGATGGCCAAGAAGGCTATTGCGGACGGCTGGAACCCCGTGATCTACAGCGAGTACCGCTCAGGGACGTCTGAAGGCATGAAGTTCTTTGAGCGTCTGCCCGCTGGAATGGCAGACCACCTCAACAAGATGCTGCCAGCGCTGCCTGATGTGGTTGAGGCGATGCGCGATGGACTGAAGCAGGACATTGGGATCTTCGCTGGGTCGGCAAACGAGCTTCGCGCTGAAGAACGCCAGGCATTCATGGACGGAACCAAGAAGGGCGTTTATACGACCTACGCTGCCGGCGGTGTTGGAGCTAGTTTTCACGATCGCGCTGGCGACCGTCCAAGAATGGACATCCACCTTGGCCTGCCGTGGTCTGGAATCATGTTCGAGCAGAGCACCGGCCGAACGTGGCGCTACGGGACGAAGTCGAACGTAGCCAAAATCTTCCTAACATCCGACGCGCTGCCCGAAATCAAGGTGCTGACGACCAAAATCCTCCCGCGCATGCGGGCGTTGAACGCTGTTGTGCGTGGCGAGGTAGTCGAGAGCAGACTTGCAAAGAGTCTGCGCGAGTCGGTCGGCATCTCGGAAGAGGCAATCGACTACGAGATGGGCAACGAATCTGCGCCGGAGGCCGCGCAGTTTGAGGAGCGCGGGGCCGGAGTAGGTTTCACGCGCATAGAGGACTTGAAACTGCCACGGGCCAAGGACGCAATCGGCAAGGATAAAGGCATGAAGTATAAGGCCCAGCCGAAGCGTCTCTATCAGGGGCCGGTGGACGATCCCATCGACAAGAGCACCTCGGAGGCGATGAAGCGGAACCTCGAAGATGTACCACCTTCTATGCGTAGAGCGTATCTGGCGAACACGCCAGCCATCTCCGCCGATGTAGCGATCGAGGGCGCAAAAGCTGCGGTAGCGCGTGAGCCGGTTGTGCCTGCGGTCGAGCGCGCAGCAAAGGATTCGAAGATCGGTTTCGATCTGGCAATAGGTGAGCGCGGTCTCTTCTTCCAGCACACGGCCGGCAAACAGCTTGCGGCGCTGAAGGACTTTGCGCGTGAGTGGATGTACCTGCGCCACACGTCGGGCGACCAGGCAATTCGCAAGATTATGGCCCACGAAGGCTTCCCGAGCGAGGGTCGCGAGGTGCAGCGGCGGTTGATCGAGCGTAGCCACCTGAAGACTGACCATCAGGGCGAACTGCTGGCCAAAGTGTCCGACATCATCGGTGACATCCGGCCCAGCGACCACCCACTCGTTGTGAAGGTTCTCGAAGGCAAGGCAGAGAGCACTGACCCTGCCATCCTGAAGGCCGTGGACGGCTACCGCACGTTCTTTTCGTACGTGCGGAACCGTCTCGGAGACGCTGGCGCCAAGATGAAGTTCTACCGCGACGGCAAAGAGCAAACGGTGACTTACAAGCAGATCGCGGATGACCCGAACTACTGGCCACACATTTACGACTGGAATAAGCCGATCCTCATCGAAGGCAAAAACGGTGCAAAGCCGACGGTTACGACACTTGGCGAGATCCACGACATGCCGACGAACGATGCGCGCCGCCAAGACTTGATCGAAGCCTATGCCGGCAAGCGCGGAATCAGCGTTGTCGATGCAGCGAAGTTCTTTGAAAAGAATCGCCGTGGCGTTCGCTTGTCGGGCAACCTCGAAAAAGGCCGCAGAACCAGCATCCCCGACTACGACACCACCAACCGTGCGATGAATGTCTACGTCGACCAGGTAGCGTCGATGCTGGCAAACATCGAGACCGTTGGGCAGGAGCGCGAGAAGCTGAATCCACTCATCCTCCAACTCCCGCTGGCTACTCAGCAGGTGGTCGACAGCGTAGTGAGCGCAGACCTAAACCCCTCGTCTGTGGGTGAGAGCAACAAGCGGCTCCTGCGCGCAGCGTCGCAATGGGTCGTATTGTCGAAGATGGGCCTGAGCACGCTGAAGTTGCCGTATCACATGGCCAAAACCGGACTTGTAACCAATTTGCGATCCCTGGCCGGAGGTGTTTTCAGCACGGCCACGAGCCCGATTGAAGCGACGCGCATGGCGCGGGACGCAGGCATCCTCACCGACTACGTGCGCCAGGCGATGATGATGGAGTATGGACTCCACGCGGGAGGCCTCGACCAGAAGATGCTGACCCTGACCGGATTCACGCCGGCCATCTGGATATCGCGGATTGTTTCTTCGGCCGCGGGGCGTGTCTTCCTCGAGCGCTACGCCGCGCCGGCGCTCAAGGCGAACCCGAAGGATGTGCAGCTCCGTCGGAAGCTTCAGGACCTCTATGCGTATTCGGACGAAGATATGGACCGGATCGCGGCGTCGGGCTATAACACTTCCGACGTCCGCAGGGCGATGATTGCGGCTGCTGATTGGACGACGGGTAGCGGCAGACCCTCAGAGTTGCCCCCAAGTGTTCGCTACGCCGCCGACCACCCAATCAGCAAGCAGCAGAATACACTAATGCGGCTGACCTGGATGCTCAAAACTTACACCTTCAAGACGGCGAACCTAGTGAATCGCACCGTGTTTGAAGGCATGAAGAACCCGGATTGGACAGAGAAGGACTATAAGGCTCTGGGGCGCTGGCTGATCGGCTTCGGAGCGGCTGGTATGGGCCTTCGCGTCATGCAGTATGGCATCAACAAGAAGAAAAACCCCGAAGCGGCCGCCGAAGAACTACGCCGGTTCGAAGGTATTCAGGAACACCCCCAGGATGCGCTCTGGCTCGAGCTTGGCAACGTGTCGTATGGCATGGGAATCTATCCTGCCAAGGTCATGTTTGACCGGCTGGCGACGCACGAGCCGAAGGATATCAAGTCGTTCGACACGAAGAAGCGACTGGAGTTTGCAACCGCTGAGGAATCAGGCGGCATCCTAGCCTCAGACCTAGATCATATTCGACTGGCGGGAATCAACTACTACAAGACGTTTGGGGACGACGGGGTTCACCATAAGGCATCGACTGAGGAGCGCAGGAGTAAAATCCTCGCAGACCTCGCAAAGCAGGAAATTGCACCCGTTGGAACGGTAGAAGCTTTTTTCAGACCGGCGAAGCCAGAGGAATCGAAGTCGGAGCACATTCGGCATCGGCGGCCAGCACGACGTAGGACTCACGCCATTCAGTGAACACGGAGGCTACAATGCTTATTCTTCTCATCGTACTCGTACTGCTCTGCTTCGGCGGCGGCTGGTATGCCGGGCCGGGGCTGGGTTATAACGGTGGCTTCAGCATCGGAACCGTCTTGCTCATCATCCTTATCATCCTGCTGCTTCGCGGTGGACTCCGCTAGGCCATGCCATTTAAGAGCGAGGCTCAAAGACGACTTTTCTACGCCAAAGAGGCTAGGGGAGAACTGCCGCGTGGGACCGCAAAGAAGTGGCAGCGCGAGACTGGCAAGCGCAAGCTCCCGAAGCGCGTGAAGCATCGCAGCGCAAACAGGAAGTCAAAGAGGCGGAGGTGAACCCGTGTTAGCAATCATCCTTACACTCGTGGGTTTTTTCGGTCCAATGACGCGCACATCGAACCCATTGAAGCCGCCGGGGTCGTCCGGCACATCCCCCGGTCAACCAGTCGAGATACCGCCCGCCGATGGGTAATAATCGAATAAACCTGTTGACGCCCGGTTTTTCTATGCCTAGAATCGCGGCATTCGATGTGAACTTGGAAAATTCGCAGCGAACGTAAACCAAGGGAAACTCTCTACTCCCCACCCTAGCCGGGGTGGGTTCTTTTTGGTTACCAAAGATACCATTGCGCATGCTTGCATGATGCGGTAGATTGTCTTCAGGTCTGGATGAGCCCGCTTCTAAGACGGACCTTATAAATGTCCTACGCGAGCGGCTATTTCTCGGGTTATAGCGAAATTCGATGACTTTGACGGAGGCCTATTTCAATACGAAAATGGCCCAAAGTTTCAGGACACAACATATACCCAACGCGAAGGCCAGTGGGCTGAGAGACGAAAAGCGACAGAGCTTCACCCGAGCCGAATGACGGCGGCAAAGTTAGCGGTGATAGTCCAACTCACATCGGAGTACAGGCTGGCAGATGAGTAAACGGGGACCGTCACCCCAACTAAAGTTTTTAGCAACGGCTTGGCGAACCAAGACCTGACCAGAAAGCCCGGCGTCAAGGGCAAGTACACGCGATAGGGGTCTCGTGCGGGGTAAACGGGGCATGCTAAAAGGCAGAGGAAGCCAGGGGTTGTACACCCCGCCTCTGCCCACCACATTTTGACGAGGAAACCAAAATGGAAGCACATCAGCAGCGAGTCGTAGACGAGCATGAGGAACTGGACGCAAAGTTGGAGAAACTACACGTCTTCATCGAGGACTCCAGTATTTTCAAAAACCTCGACAAGATAGACCGGCGGCATCTTGTCGATCAACGTGCAGCGATGACGGTGTACAGGGATATCCTCCGTCGCAGGATCGAGAGGTTCAACCGCTAGTGGGTGACGAACTAAATCCCGATCATCCAGTCACGCGGCTCACCCACGATAACTGGCACAAGATCGTGGGCGTTCTCATGCTGAAGTTTGGCCTGACCGATGTGGAGATTCTGTCCGAGGACGTCTTGCGGCTCGGCGACAACGAGAAGTGCGTTGTGGCTGACTGCCGTGGCGGAAAGTTTGTCATTCGGGTGATGGACATGGCAGAGGGTGAGAAGCTTGCCCGACGCGAGGGAGGGTTACCCGTCTAATGCCGCACATCATCCAATACCCCAACCCAATCCTGACTACACCCTGCGTCCCGGTTCCTGAAGGTCGTGACGACATCGCCCGACAGGTGGGCGAAGACTTGATGGCTGCGTTGAAGCAGGTGAAGCGGAAGAGCGTGGGCCTCTCGGCCAACCAGATCGGTTCGCTCTACCGCGTCTTCGTGCTGAATACGAAGCTTCTCGGCCTCAAAACCAAGAGCATCTTTGTGAATCCGGAGATCGTGTGGGAGAGCAACGAGCGCGTCTCGAAGGTCGAGGAGTGTATGAGCTTACCACCGACGATCAAGGTGATGGTGGAGCGTGCGGTGCGCGTCCGTCTGGTGGCGACAACCCCAAGCGGGAAAGAGATCGACATCGAACTCTCCCACCTTGCAGCTCGGTGCGTTCAGCACGAGATTGAGCACCTAAACGGTGGAACCATATTCGACCACATCCCCGAAGATCAGCGTGGTAAGGCGCGGAATCTTATCATGCTGGCCAGAAATACGCAGTAGACTGTCAGCGTGAGGTGGTTCCGATGCTCCGTCGCCTAGCCCTAGCTCTCCTTGCCCTGACCACAGCGGCCTTCAGCCAGACAAACTTAGCCGTGACTGCGACAGGCGCGACTGCGACCGCGCCAAGCGAAGTTGTCCTCAACTGGGCGGCATCGACTACAGCGGGAACCACGATCACCGTCTCTCGCGCTCCCGGTGCCTGTGTGACGGGGCAGACATTCTCAACACTCGCTTCCGGGGTAGCGGCTGGTGGGCCGTATACCGATGTCACGGTGGCTGCCGGATCGTCCTACTGCTACTACGTGCAGTCTGTTCTGGCCGGGTTTGTATCCTCGCCTTCGAATTCGGTGAGCGCGCTGGTGCCTCCAGCGGTGTGCTCCTACTTCTCGTCCTCAGACCCAGGCCAAGCTATATTCTGCGACGGTACTCCAGCGTGCGTTTTGAGTGCCGCGGCGACCTCAACGACTCCCGGTTCGAGTACGCTGTGCCGAAGCAACGGAATCCTCCAAATCTCAGAGAACGGATCGTCCTTCCGCCAGCTATTCAACGCTCCGGTGGACGTCTTCAAGTTTGTGGCTCCGACCAACATCGTCGTCTCGCCGACCACGACTTACTATCTCGGGTCGCTGGTAGCGCTCGGCCACAACCCGGACATGGTGTACCTCGCTCCAAACGCCTGTAGCCTCAATCGGGTCGTCTACGATGCGCGTATGAGCGGCGGACTTTCTACGCCAATAACGATTCAAATGTGGGATATCACGCAGGGCATCGCCATTCCAAATTCGGCGGTGACGCAGACGTGGACGGGGGTAACGGTGGAGTCGGTGGCGTCTCCTTCGTTCCCCGTAAACGCGAACGACCAGCTTCAGGTGAGGTTCTTTATGCCTGCGGGAGTTCCTTCTGGCTTCTACATCAACATGACGGTTACCGCGTACTGCACTGACAACTAAAATTCACGTTTGCACAATTTGGCTGCGTGGTAGTATCGGCTTCAAGGGAGCCGCCAACCCTGCACGAGAAATCGGCATCCTACAATTCACCCCCTGCAAGAAGGCCACACCATGCCCGAGCACCGTTCGCCGTTAATATTATTTATCATCAAGCGCCATCAGTCGTACGGTGCTTACAACCAGGGGCATAACAGTTTGAAGACGGCGACGCTCTTCATCGTTGAGATGTTGAAGCGAGAAGGCCACAGGGTAAAACTCGCCGAGGCGAGCGATGAAAACTCAGTTGAGACCTTCATTCTTGATCTAGACCCAACACTGGTGATTCTGGAGGCGTTGTGGGTGACTCCGAAGAAGATGGAGTGGCTAAAGAAGACCTTCCCAAAGGTTCGCTTTGTGGTGCGGATCAATTCAGAAGTTCCATTTTTGGCGCAAGAAGGAATTGGCGTGCTCTGGATTGCTGATTTCATGGCGCTGGGGATTGACGTAGCCTTCAACTCGATCTACGCACGGGACGACTTCATGCTTCTGGGTGACAGCGTCTACCTGCCGAACTACTATCCCATGCAGCGCCTCCGCCACGAGCCTCGATGCCACGAGCACCACGTCAACGTCGGATGCTTCGGAGCGTTGCGCATTCTAAAGAATCAGACCGAGCAGGCTTTTGCTGCTGCGAAGTGGGCGCAGGACAAAAACAAAAGGCTCCACTTCCACATGAACGATGCTCCTGATGGCGTAGAGGTGAACGCGATCAAGAAGTCGATCAAGGCTGTCATCGACAACACTGGCGGGCGGCTAATTCTTCACCCGTGGCTTCCCCACGATGAATTCCTTGAACTCGTTGAGTCGATGGATATCTGCCTCCAGGTGTCCATTTCCGAGACGTTCGACATTTGCGCTGCGGACGCGGTTAGCATGGGGGTTCCCCTGGTCGGCTCCGACGCAATTCGTTGGCTGCCGGCGCGATCGAAGGCGAAGTACGACAGCTCGAACAACATCACAGATGCGATGCATCTCGCTGACAAGGTTGGGGTAGCGTTGAACCATGCAGCACTGGAGGAGTACGTGAAGCATTCAGTGCTCGTCTGGAATGAATTTATCGAGGGAAAGCATGTTTGAACCGACACTGCTTAGCCAGTCTCAGGTCTATCGCTGCATGGACACGATCTCCACCAGCACGTTCTACATGATGGTTGCGAACGCGGTTCTAAGGCGAGAGCCGCTCAGCATCGTCAGAATGGGGGACGGAGAGAAACTGCTGATGGACTACCTCGAGGGTCTACCAGCCAGCACTCGTGACGTTGAAGATGATGACTGGATGGGACGCCTGGGATGCCTCGGGATCGACAAGTGCGACCTGCACGACAGGATAAAACTTGCAGCGAATGAATGCACATGGTTTGCACCGTCGATCAGCGGGATCATTCGAGAGGACTTCGAACTCTACAACCGGTTCCGTTCCCGGCCCCGCTACGTCGACAACTTCTGGTGTAATGCGTGGACCGAAGAGATGAAGATCAATCTCTACAAAGCTGCTGGCCACATCCTGTTCATCCACCGCAACCCGAACTCTTACGCAGCTCTAGCTGACCGGGCGCACGAACTTCTTGGCGTAAAAACCTCCTATATCCAGATGGACAACTGGCGGCAATCAGAGGATGTTATCGCCCAAGCTTACGAAGTAGATGCCCCCCTGGTACTTTTCAGCGCTGGGCCGGCATCGAAGTATATTGGGCATCGCATCGCGACGAGGGGTAGAATTTCGAAGGTATCGTTGGATCTGGGCAATAGTTCGGATCTGTTTCTGCTTTACGAGACGTGGCAGCAAAATCTGAAGCAAAAGGAGCTCCAAAATGTCTGACCAGAACAACGAAGCACTCGCCCATTTTAAAGGTGCTGAGGCTGACCTCGCCAACAGCAGCGCCGCCGGTTACCCCGAGAGCTGGGTAGCCCTTACCCTCCAGAAGATCAGGATGGGCATAGCCAAGCTTGAGGGCAAAGAGATCGCGCCAAAGCCAGTTGTGACCGATCCCCACGCGGTTCCAGCGACTCTCAATCGTGCTGACGCTGGGAAGTCTCCAGTGGCGGTGGCTGCCGAGCCAGTAACAAAGAAGGCGTTTACAGCCAAATACGAGGACGGGACAGTTCTCGAGGAAGACGATCGCACCAAGTTTCCGCCTAAATCCGCAGGTGGGGCGAAACGCATCTCAATTACCAAGAACTAGGAATTTTCCATTTTCCTTCAAGGGTGCCTCAGAAATGTCGAGGCACCCTTTCTTTTGGGGAGTACAATTCCAGCCATGAGAACCCTGAAGGCACTCCTTGCCGCCGTCCTGCTTGCAGCCGTACCCGCGTTCGCACAGCACATCAACCTGACATGGACATCGCCTGGCGCGGCCACGACCGTGGGCCAGACGAGCGGTGTGCAGACGTCAGGGCCCATCACTTCGACCGTTTACCGGGCAGCAGCAACGATTACTTCCGGCGTCGCGAGCTGTGCGAGTTTTAGCGTCGGCACATCGGCTTATACTCAGATCGGAACGGTGGCGGTGACCTCGGCCGCTGCGAATGCTGGAACCTTCAGCGACTCTGCACCAACCGTGGCCGCCGTGTACTGTTATGCGGTAACCGATACGTTCACCGCTGGCGGGGCAGCATCGAGCGCAACAGTATCAGCGCCGATTCTCAACCTTGTGTTCGGTACACCGGCAGCGCCAACCAGCCTGACGGTTACTGCCGGACCATAGTCGGCAAGCCGGGCTTATCGGTTTGCCCGAAGACAAGTCTCCCTCCGGGGAGGCTTTCTTCTTGACACCTCACCACCTTCATGCAAGCATCATGCACAGGAGAAACCCACCATGGACCGTCGCCTCTTCCTCAAATCCTCCGCAGCCTCCGTCGCGATTCTAGCCCTGCCATCGCTGACCGGTTGCAGCTCGACTACCATTGCCGATCTCGTTCAAACTCTCGGCAACTCCGCATCGCAGATTGCAGCGATTGAAGGCAACGCAAGCCTCGCGTCAAAACTTCTGACCGATACCGGCGCGGCCGTAACCGCCATCGACAACTGGAAGGCGGGTTCTCCAACTCAGGAAGTCATCGAAGTACTGAACGTGGTCGAAGACGACCTCAACCTCTTCCCGATCACCAGCGCGTATGCGCCCCTGATTGACCTCGCCATTGCCACGGCAGAGTCGATTATCGCGCTACTCCCCGCATCGCCCGCACCGCTTGCCTCCGGCACCTATGGAGCGGTCGCCCATACTCCCCATCGCCACGTCCAGCTTGGCTACGCTCCACCGAAGAGCGCGAAGGAATACCGGAAGCGCTTCAACGCCATCGTCGCAGCTCATCCCGAATACAAGATTTCAAAACTTCAGTAAGCAGTAAAGGACTCCCATGCCTAAGCTTGGTAAAAAAGCCCCGCGTCGCCTCATGTCCACGCCCGCCTTCGGAGATTTTCTTGCGAAGGCAACAACTTGGCCAGCAGTGGCGCCGCGGGGTTGGGAGTACGCCGTCAACCCTGCCGACCTGAATATCCTCGGGAACGACACCTGGGGCGATTGCGCTGCTGCTGGCGCGATGCACTTGATCCAAGTCGAAACGGCGAACACGGGCAATCCGCTTTACGGAACCCTCCAGCAAACGCTTGACCTCTACAGCGCGGTCACCGGATTCGATATCAACGCCGGGCCGTCGGGCAACAACCCGACAGATCAAGGAACCGATCTGCTCTCGATGCTCCAGTACTGGAAGAACACCGGCATCACGGTGACCGACAAAAATGGCAAGGAAGTCGTCCACAAGATTATCGGGTGGGCTTCGCTCGACCTCTCGAGCATCCCGCAGATCCGGTATGCCAACGACCTGTTTGGCGGGACGTACCTCGGCATCAACCTGCCACAGTCGGCAGAGGATGACACATCGAACTGGACGTATCAGCCAAACTCCCCGATCATCGGCGGTCACTGCGTCGACGGTACTGGCCAGGGGAGCGCTGGTGGACACCTCATCAGTTGGGGTATGAACATCCCGTTCCAGTGGAACTTCCTCTTGCAGTACATGGACGAGGCGTACTGTATCGTTTCTCCGGCGTGGGTTAATGCTCAGGGTAAGTCGCCATCGGGATTGGATTTGAACGGGCTTCTTGCCGCAATGAAGACGCTCTAAGGAGCACCACATGATAGCCCTGCTGCTACTGCTGTTGGCAACCCCGCCAGCGCGTCACATCGTCTCGTCGAAGCCTCCGGTCATCGTGACCACCATCAAGCCCGCCCAAGCCTACGTGATTGAGCAGACTGGGTCGATCGTGACGTGCGACGACGTCAACTACGGGCTCTACGTGCAGCCAGTGGGCAACAAGGGGCAGATCGGCTTCTACTACGTCATGCCGGGGCAGATTATCCGCGCCACCGATAAGATCAACTATATAGCGGCGTGCCTACTCGTTAAGTGACTCGTCGGTAAATCCTTCGCCGAGCGATTCAACAAGCACATCGCGCAGTTTTTCTACGCCGAGAATATCTGGCGTCTCGGGATCGACCGCAGCGGCAACCGTCTTCGCGTCCGAAATTGACTCCCAAAGGGCCAGTGCTCGCTCCGTGCGGTCTGGCTCTTTCAGTTTTGCGATACGGGCGATCTCGCGATCGAGGCGTCGGCTGAAGCGCAACGCCTTTGGAGCGCGCCGGTAGTCGGGCCGGGCGGTGAGCAGCATCCCAAGTAGTGCCTGGCGGTCAAATCTGGACGGTTCCCTGAAGTGATGGAGCGCCTCAAAGAACTTGTGGAACCCGTTGACGCTGATGAGCTCGCCGAAGACGGCGTCCTGGTGGAGTGGGATATTGTAGAGCAGACAGAGGCTCCGCAAGTCCTTTATGGCGCATCCAGTGAGGTCTGCGGCCATCTGCGTTGGCAGGAATGGGCGCATCATGATGGGGGTAAACATGGTGCGGAGCCACGACATCGCGGCCGGCGGCGGTTTTATGACGGTAAAACCTTCTCCCGTACGGAGGTAGCCATGTTCGAAGAGTGGTTTGAGACGTTCGGGCCTGACGCGGAGTTCCTTGGCAAGCTCAGGCAGGCTTATCTGTTGGTTTCCGGAGAGCAGCGGTTCGGGCATCCCGGTTCCGTTTGTGACGAAGCTTCGCAATGCGCGAGAAGAAATCACTGCCCTTCTTCGTAAGCGTACTTCGGCCGCCGAGTTGGCCAGTAGTGACGTAGTAGTCCGGGGCGTCTTTTTTAGAACCCTCTCGCTTCGTGGCTTCTGCGGAGTCGGTTTCGGGGCTCCTACGGGCATCTTTACCTTTCTTCATCATGGCCGAATCATAATGCTTGCATGGTGGGTAATCAAGGAAAAGGTTACCATTGTTATGCTTGCATAATCCACAAAACTGCGTAGTATAAATCTCGAAACGAAAGGAACCCGTCAAAATGGCAACTAGTGAAATAGTGGTTACTCGCCCCGAAGCCCTTGAGCGAAACGAGACTTTCGCGCCGCGCAATATTACAGAAGCAATTCAGTTCGCGGAGATGATCTTAGAATCTGGAATGGCACCCAAAGCATACGCTGGGAAAAAGGCTGCATCCATCGTGGTGGCGCTTCAGTTCGGCTTAGAACTTGGGTTGCAGCCGATGCAAAGTCTCCAAAACATTGCCAACATAAATGGCAATCCAAGCATTTGGGGCGACGCTGCGCTGGCTCTCTGCCTCTCGAAGAGTGTTTGCGAGTACGTCATCGAGCAGGACCTTGAAGATATAAAAAAGGCTGGCAAGGCGGTGTGTCGCGCAAAGCGGCGCGGGTCTCCAGAAGAGGTTAAGCGAACCTTTTCTCTTGACGATGCGAAGATTGCCGGTCTGTTGGGCAAAGATTCCCCGTGGCGCACATACCCCAACCGTATGCTGCAGCTCCGTGCCCGTGGGTTTGCTCTACGTGACGCCTTTCCAGATATCCTTAAAGGTCTTGTCCTAGCGGAAGAGGCGATGGACTATCCAACGATCGAGGGTGACATCACCCCGTCGACGCAGAAGCCTGTACCGGGGCCACCTCCACCACCCGCAGAACTAACTCCCGAGCAGAAAATCGAGAAGGAAGGCGAGGAGCCTGCCGGTAAAGAGTGGGGGACTGCGTTCTACCGCAAGTATTCTGCCAGCGGCTATCTTCCTGAAGAGTCGAAGGCCGAGATTGCCCGTTTGTGTGGCGATGGAATCAAGTACAGCTACGAGGTGCCGAAGAAGTTTACCGAGTCGTTGATGGCTTGGGCTACGACGCCAAAGGCTTCAATGCAAGATGAGCCGGGAGCCAACGGATAGGACGGCATCAGTTTTGTGTAGCATCAACCTGCGGTATGGAGGAAACACATGAAGGTACTCATCGCCATCGTCGCGCTATCGGCAAGTTTCGCCGTTGCGCAAGCCACCAAAACCCCGCAGAAGCCTGCGACTCCACCCACGCCTGTAGTCGCATCGCAGGCAGCGCCCGAACCGGAAACGATTGAGAGTCTAAAACGGCAGCACTTGATCGACAACTGCAGGGTAGCTGTAGCTGAAGCAAACGCGGCCATCGGCCAGATCCCAATAGCCACGAAAACGGCCGAGGACAACGCGCAGAAGAAGCGGAATGAAGCCCTCGACCTGATTATCAAAACAAAGAAAGAGCTTGGCTTGGCGGACCAGTATGTGTGGAATTTTGATATTGGCAACTTCGTGATCGCGCCGCAGGTGAAGCAGGTAAATCCAGATCCGAAGAAATAAAGGGGAATTACATACTTAACTCCCTGGGTATCAAGAAAGGAATGAAATGACGGCGGAACAGCAGAAGTACCACAAGGAGCAGGATGAAATTGTTAGGCGCAAGTTGGCGGTCGCGCCGTTGCGCTTCGAGTCCAGCGGAAAAGAGATGATGTATTGCTATCCAGACTCGAAACATGAACTTGCAGGGTGGATTATCTATCGCCATCCAGACGGCCAGTGGGTAACCCTGCGAAAGGCAACCGAGGCTGACGTTGAAAAGATGTCCGAAGCGGTGAGTGCGCAGTTTCATGGCAGATAACCCGAAAGGGACTCATGTATATAAGTCCCAAATAAAGCTTCACGCTTGGGGTCCTTGACGGGTTCCCCTGGGCGGGAAACGGTGGTCACTTCCGGGGAGGGATGACCACCGTAAATGAATTGAGTTTTGCAGGGGCGCCGTGGATGGACACGGGCTGTATGAGTAGGCACGCGAGGGAACCCGCTAAAAGGAACGTATGACTAACCGTACGGGGAAAAACGAACGAGAGGCTAGAAGACGCCGGAAGCGGAGTTTGGTAATTCTCACTCCGCGAGGCGGCCCGGAATTACCGCCGGTGAAGCTCGGTCGTAAAAAGTCTATGCGGATGCTAGGCGCAACGTGGGGCGATAAACCCTTTGCGTGCGCTTGGTTAAGTAGAAGCTCTTACCCTAGTCACGGCATGCGTCCGGCCGTACCGGTGACCGATAGCCGAAAAGCAGCAGCAATAATGCCCGAGGAGCGGTAGTGGCAAGCAAGTAGGTGCCGAAACCTATCCCCTGCAAAAGTTTTACGAAGAGGAGCTTTGCTGATGAAGATAATCAAGTGGATCGAGTATAACCAGGAAATCGAGATCGAAATCGGCACCGACGACGTAATCGTTGCGCTACTGGAAGGGTCTGAGGACTGTCCACCCAAGCAAGCGGTGACGAGGGCTGTAAACAACCTCGCCAACGTATTCAGGAAGATGCCCGACTCGGCCATAGCGGAGTTGAGCGGTCCAGCGCGGCACACGATCGCGGAGTTTCTCGCAGAGCAGGAGAAGAGGTTTCGGCAGTGATAGAATTACGGCATCGTCACCGAAGCCCTTGGCGGGGCTCGACGGTACAAGTCTCTTGTAGGAGAGAACCGATGCCTATTGGTCACTATAAACCACGAGCAGAAGTAGAAAAAACGTTCTGGGCGTCCATCAATAAAGATGGTCCCATTCCCAACTCCGCAACCTTTCCAGAACTAAAGACTCCATGCTGGATGTGGATTGGAAGCTCTAAAAAGGGAGCGAATCCTCAAGCGTACGGGCCTCGTGGTGGATACGGGAAAATATGGGTAGATGGAAAATGCGTGAACGCCCACGTTTTTTCTTACGAGCTATCCTTTGGCCCTATCCCGGAAGGAATGGATCTGGATCACAAGTGCCGCAATCGACCGTGCGTAAATCCGGATCACCTCGAACCGACAACTCGCGCGGAAAACCTAGCCCGTGGTGACGGCCCAGCGGTCACCACGGCGCGACACGCAGCCAGAACACATTGCAAGAATGGCCACCCTTGGCTTCCAGAGAACAAAAGGTTTGTGCCCGGCATTGGGAGATTTGTATGCCATATTTGCAGCAACGAAAGAAGCCGCATATACATGCAGGGAGTTCGCGATAGAAGGCGGGCGGCAAGAAATGGATAAACCCTCTTATTTTTTCGATGACGTCAACCACCTCTACTGGGAGGACGGGGTTTTCCTTCCGAGCTGCACGCAAATCCTGAAGCTTCAGGGGTTGGTGGACTTTTCGATGGTCAAGCCAGAGGTCTTGGCGGCCAAGTCTATTTTGGGCACGGAAGTGCATAGCCTTACCGAAAGTTTTGATCTTCATGGAGAAATCGATCCTTCATGGCTCAACGAGCAGAATGAGGGATACTACAACGCTTGGCTGAAGTTTCGTGGCGAATCTGGATTCGAGCCGATTCGCGAATACGTGGAGTGGCAGAGTGTGGGTGTAATCCATGGGTTCCGGTTCGGCGTGAAGATAGACCGCCTGGGCATATTCAATGGGGTTAAAACAATCTGCGAATTGAAGTGCTCGGATACGATCCAGCCGAGTTGGCCCTTTCAGCTTGCTGGACAGGAGATGTGTCTAACGGGTAGGCCGCGGTGTGGAGAACTAAAGCGAATCACCTGCCGTCTCCGCAAGAATGGAACGTACCGAATCCAGGAATACACCGATCACCAATGGGACGCCCAAATGTTCACGAGCGCTCTAATAAATGTTCATGGCAGGTTGCGACAAGGGCAAAAATTATGGCAGATGCTAGTATGATGTCTGACACGACGGCTTTATAACCCGTCCAGAGCGACTGTGGAACCAAAGGCCCAGTCGCTCGCCCTACCTTTGGAGGATGAGATGGATATAAAGCTTGGAGAGTGCCATTGCGGCTGCGGTGGAAAAACTGGAATCGCTGCTTCCACATGCAAACGGCTCGGACATGTAAAAGGGCAACCGCAACGATTCGTGAACGGCCACAACAAGTACACATTGTCGGCCAAGTCAATCGCCGCCTCCGGTGTCCCATACGGCTACTGTCATTGCAGGTGCGGTAGAAAGACAAAGATAGCCAAAAATACAAACAACAGAGCGGGGCACCGCGCGGGGGAGCCGGTGCGGTATATCCCAGGACATCACGGAAAACAGAATCGGCCAGAGATAATCCAGCCAACCGATCCATCAAAACGCCGGATCGCCCTTACTCAAGGGCAGGCCGCTACCGTCAACGCCCACATCTACGAGTGGCTAATGGAATCGAACTGGTCTGCGCGTTGGAATAAGAGCACTAAAAGCTACTATGCTTTACGGGACGAATACAGTCCCGCCAGGAGAACCGTTCTGATGCACAGGGAAATCCTTGGCTTGAAAGTTGGGGACAAAAGAAAAGGTGATCACCAGAATCACGATACGCTGGATAATACCGGACAAAATCTCCGTCGAGCCAACGATGTGGAGAGTGCAAGGAATACGAGGTATAAGGGCGGGTTAAGCGGTTTCAAGGGGGTCATTCGGGATGGCGATAAATGGCTAGCTATCATCGTTCTTGATAAAAAGAGGGTTGTACGTGGAAGGTTTGACTTATTGGAAGACGCTAAGGAGCAGAGGAGAAAAGACGAACTGGAGTTTTATGGAAAATTTGCGTGTCCAATGCCACTGGTTACCAAAGATACCCTTGTTTGATGCTTGCATAATGGATACTGTTTAGACCGAGGAGAAACAACATGGAACCCGTCAGATACAGCAAAGAGGAATCGTCCCTAATCGAAAGCGTCCAGTTCGATGAGAGCACGTGGACGTTGGACGTCCACATGCACAATAAAAATTCATATAGTTATTCGGACGTGCCCCCAGAGGTGTACGACGAATTTCTGAGGTCCCCGTCAAAGGGGTCTTTCTATAATAGGAACATTAAGGGCAAGTTTGAATCGTTGAATCACAAAGACTTGCCAGCGCAGATGCCCGAGACTCCAGTAAAGGATCAACTCAGGGCAAGCATGGCTGAGCAGACAATTGAGGGTGAGCCGTTTGATATTACTCGCGTCGAGACCGACTTTGAGCTCAATTTTTCTGATAAGCCGTCGCCGATAATGGTTGTTGAGGAAGATCCTAACTGGCCGCCCCAGGCTGCGTTTGACGCCATCCCCGAGGACGACGCGCTGGAAGTTGCTGGCGGTGCGGCAGTCGTCGAGCCTGAAGTTGTAGTCGAAACTGCGCTCGTCACAGTGGCTCCCATCAACGAGGTTATGGGCAAGCTGGCAACGGCGTCGAAGCAACTGAGCGTGTTCGCGACGAGGAGCGCTGTACTTCTGGCCCGGCCATTTGTTGTCACGAACAACATCGACTATCTCGCCGTGCAGACGACGGTAAAAGAGATCAAGCAGCACGGCATCGACATCGCGGCTGTCATCGACCCCATCCGGGAGACCTTCTACCGGGCCTACAACGCTGTCCAGACGAAGCAGAAGGAAGCGCTCGACCCGCTCAACGCTGCAATCAGGGTTGCGAACCAAGTTCTCAACGCCTACGACACGAAACTGGAAAACGAAGCGCGTGAGCGCCAGAGGCTTGCGGACAAGGCTGCTGCTGAGGCTTCTGAGGCTCGGCGCAGGCAGGAGAGTGAGCGGCTGACCCTCGCGGCTGTCGACGACCATCTCCAAGCTGGTGACACGGACGCAGCGGAGCGGCTGTTTGCCGACCCGATTGAGGCACCGTCTCAGCCCGTCTACGCCGAGCGCGTCTACACCGAGGCTCCGATCACGAAGGGCGTCAGCAAGAGAAAGAACTGGGGCGGCGAAGTCACCGACTTTGAGGCACTGGTGCTTGATGTGGCCGAGGGGATCAAGAGCATGAAGGCCAGCGGCAACGTCGGCGGACACGCTCCGATCAACTTCCTTGAAGCCAATATGACGGCGGTCAACCAGGCATGCAAGGCGCTCGAAGCCAACGCCAAGTACCCCGGCATCATGTCGCGCAACAACGCAGTTCGCTCTACGAGGGTATAAGCATGTGGATCGACAAAAACAACGTCCACCTCTGGCCAAACTGCGTCACGCCAGACTGCGAAAACAAGCAGTGCTCTGTACTAGACTCCGAGCACTGCTTCCCTTGCACGATGAGAATTCGTCGGATGGACCCAAACGAGGGACGTAGGCTTATCAAGCAACGGCGCGAAGAGGCTTTTGGTGTTGGATGTGACGATCAAAGGAGGTAGGGATGGCTCCACGTATTCTAAAGCACACGTCCGGGTCAAACAACGTAAAACAGGCGGTCTACGATGCCGACACGCAGACTCTCACTGTGCAGTTTCGCGGTGGCACCTACGCCGTTACGGAGTTCGACGAGGACACCGCGAACGAGTTCGAGCGCGCCGATTCTGCAACGCAGTTCTACAACTCCCGAATCAAGGGCCAATATCCAATTTCGAAGGTGTGAGCGTGGCACAGGTTCAAGAGGGTGGTTTCGAAGGCTTCGAAGAGGCACTGTCGGTGCAGGCGAAGACGTCTGCAGAGATGACGATCCTCGGTGCGTGCCTTGTTGACCCCCAAGCTCTCAATGATGCAACTGAGATCCTAGAAGATCAGGATTTCATGCTGGACTCGCACCGCAAAATCTACCGCGCCATGCTTGATTTGATGGATGACGGCGAAGCGGTTGATATTGTAACGATTACTGATCGCCTGATGAGGCTTCGGCATCTGCAGGACGTTGGTGGATTACCCTACATAGCATCTCTCAGCGAAGGCTTGCCACGTAAGCTCGCCATCGAGAGTTATGTCCGAATCGTAAAAGACGCATCGCAGCGAAGGCGCACGTTAGCCGAGTGCGAGACCGCAATAACGCAGTGCGCTCTTGGCACGCTGGAGGCTCCGGCCATTTTGGAGACTCTCGAATCGAATCTGATGTCGATTGCCGACGGGATGCAGGTGCGCAAGTTCACAACACTACTCGAAGAGTTCCGCGGCGGAATCGACGACTATATCTCCAGAACCTTCGACGCGAAGGCGATGACTGGACTGGCAACGGGCTACACCGACTTTGATGGCATGACAGGTGGATTACAGGAGTCCGAACTCATCATTCTTGCAGCTCGCCCTTCGATCGGGAAAACGGCATGGGCTATCAACATCGTCACCAACGTTGTCCTCGAAGATCCGGCCAAGGTTGTGGCGGTATTCACCATCGAGATGTCGAAGCGGGCGCTCTACAAGCGCATGATTTCGTCTGTTGCCAACGTAGGAGCTCGCAGGGCGCTAATGGGCTGGCTCCAGCAGGAAGACAAGCGAAAGCTAACCAGCGCGGCCATAGAACTTGGCCAACTCAACATCATGGTCGACGACACCCCGAGCATTACGCCGATGCAGATGAGGGCCAAAGCGCGGCGCCTCAAGGCAAGCAAGGGGCGCCTGGACCTTATCGTGGTCGACTATCTCCAGTTGATGACTGCCGGGCGCAAAGTGGAGAACCGTACTGCTGAGGTGTCGCTAATCTCACGATCGCTGAAAGCGTTGGCGAAGGAACTGCACGTCCCGGTTCTAGCGATTTCATCTCTGGGTCGAGCCAGCGAGAAGAGCGGCAACAAGAGACCGTCTCTCGCAGACCTCAGAGAGTCGGGCCAGATCGAATTTGACGCCGACGTCGTGGCGTTTATCCACCGCGAGGAGTACTACCAACCGGACAACCTTGAAGTTAAAGGGCTGGCGGAGATTACTATCGCAAAGCAGCGCGAAGGGCCAACTGGGAAAGTAGACCTCGCATACCTAGCCGACATAACCCGATTCGAAAACCTGGAGAAATGAACATGCCGAAGAAAATACTGACCAAACAAGAGGAAGTGACAGAGAAAATCCGCACCCTGATCGCCGACGAACTGCTGGTCGACGAAGACGAGGTGACCCCAAAAGGGCACCTAGTCAACGACCTTGGCGGCGATTCCCTCGACTGTATCGAACTCATCATGCAAGTGGAGACAGAGTTCGACATCGAGATCGACGATGAAGAGGCTGAAAAGGCAGTCAACCTCGAAACCATTGTCGCCGTCGTGATGGAGAAGTTGGAAGCGGTAGAGAAGCTATGACCCAGGGCGAACTGCTTCCAGCCCCCGAGGGATGGGCAGCCGCCGCAGTCGAGACGATTTACAAGGCCTACCCGAGAAAGAAGCAGCACGCTACCGCGCTGGCTTCGATCCAGATGGCGCTCGACCGCATCGTGGCTGGAGAGATCGACGGAAAACCGCGCACGAAAGAGGAGGCAATCTTCTACCTTCGCGACGCGGCCACCGAAGCTCGATCAATGATGTTCAACCGCGAGTCAAGACACATTCCGTACCCGTCGACGTGGTTTAATCAATCACGCTATTTGCGGAATGCGCTCACCGAAGTGCCCAAAGACCTGACGGACTGCGTCGAGATACTAAACGCTTACCCTAACGGGATCAAGGTGGTGCCTTCGAATCTCGACACGTACATGCCGCTACTGCGGGTCATCAGCGAGTGCATTGAATGCTTGCACTCTACGCATGGAGAAGCCGCAGCGAGCTATATCCGCATCCGCGTCATCCGCTTTGCCGAGTGTGTGGCAAGATGGCCGGAGGCAGACCTTCAATATGTTCCAGGGCCCATGAAATTCTTCAAGGAGAGACGCTATGACAACGACCCCCGCACTTGGGAACGCCAGCCCCAAAACGGCTATAGATCTGAGAGGGACCAGCTCCATCGAGTCGTGGGTAGCCGGTAGACTGCTTATCATCAAGGAGATGATTCCCGGTCAGTTGATGAGTGATGAGGCTGCTCGCCTGCAACTGAAGTTGATGGTTGAACTGGCGAACGAGATCGGACTCCAGCGGTTCAACGATACGGTCGAAAAGGCGATTGAAAGCTGCGACCGTCGACCAACCGTGGCTACAATGCGGCGGCTGGCGGGAGTAGCGTATGTGGAGCCAACTTCAGTCGCAAAGGCGTGGGAACTGGTTACCGAACTGGTGACCAAGCACGTAAAGTACAACGAGCAGGGGGTGGCGGTGCTGGCTCCACGATCGACAATGAAGGACGCGAAGTTTGTCGAGGTGCCGATTCCTCCGGTTCCGCCAGAGGTTACGCGCACGGTGACGGCGATGGGCGGCTGGGGGTCGCTGGTGGACTCGTACCCGATGTTTTGGGGTCAGAGGTACGCTAATTTCCGCGAACTCTACCATGACGAGCCTGCCAAGGGATGAATGTCTTCATCGGTATGGAGGAGTCGCAGGTCATCCAGCGAGCCTTCGAGGGGCGCGGCCATAACTCTTGGTCCTGCGACTTCAAACCGGGGCGGCTAAACCCCTCACGACACATCCAAGGGGAGGTTCACGAGACGCTGAGGCGCCTGCCTTGGACTCCGGACCTAATAATTCTTCATCCCGTTTGTCGACGTCTTACGGTTTCAGGCCAGCACTGGACTGGAAAGCCGGGTCAGAGGACCGTTGAAGACCGAGAGCAGGCGGTAGCCGACTTCATGCTCTGCACCCGCTACAGTGGGCGCGTGGCGATCGAGAATCCCATCGGCATAATGAGCACCCGATGGAGAAAGCCCGATCAGATATTTCAACCGAACTGGTTTGGCGATGACGCCAGCAAGTTCACATGCCTCTGGCTCCAGCTACTCCCCATCCTGCTCCCAACCCGCTATTGCCCCCCCCGGATGGTCAACGGAAAGCCGCGTTGGGCGAACCAAACTGACAGCGGGCAGAATCGTTTAGGGCCAACTAAGGACCCGGAAGACCGCCGAGCGGCTCGCGCAGAGACATACCCTGGACCTGCCGCGGCGATGGCCGACCAGTGGGGAACCCTCAACTAAAATAGTCCGCTTAGGCGTGGCAACCGCTTGCATTCCTCGCTAAGATGTGCGAATGGGCACACTGGTAACCACCTGCGAGATTACTAATTCCCCCGAAATCCTGTCTCCCCGACCGGACGTGCAGAAGATGTTTGCGCACCTGCAGACGGCTGCGAAGTATCTAAAAACAAGCCTGATGCTAATTGCGTATTGGGGCTGCCGGGTACGTGAAGCCGACGGCTGGAACGAACTTGGCTTCGCCGACGAGGATACCTGCCGGAAGTATCTCGGCATCCCGCAATCAACATGGTACAAATACCTGCGCATCGGCGAAGCGCTCTACAATCTCACATTTGACGACCTTCAGCAGATTACGGTGGGCAACGCTGAGTTACTTATCACCGTAGACCATGCGATCTGGGCAGACTACCCGTGGGTGGCGGAAGCCAAGCGGCTGACCTCGGACGAGTTTGCCGAAAACATCGTCATGCGGAACCAGACGGCCGGCATTGAGCGGGAGCCAATGACGTACGTTCGCTGGAAGGTGCCCTACACCGCGAAAAATGCGATTGAGGAGATGGTCGACTCGTTTATGAGCCGTGAAGGGCTGGCAACACCGGGCCACGCGCTCGAAATGCTGGTTGCCGACCGGTTTGACCGCATGACGGACGTGGCGGTGATCGACCGGGCATGCGCCGAGCTCCACATGTTAGCCCATCAACTATCCCGCGAGTACGTCCCTGCAGACTTGCGGATAAAACTTGCTCTAAAGCTCAGGGACATACGGAGGAGCCTACGTGCGAGCAGCAGCCAAGAGGTTCGTGAGACCGAAGCAACAGACGTCGACGAGGAAACATAACGATGGACACGAGACCTGCCTTTCCAACCCGGCTGGACGAGCGGAGATCCGCCGGCGAAAGGGAGTTCTCTGGGCACGTCAGGGGGGTATGTGTGCGGGACCTTGCGGCGGGCCGGTTTCATCTACGGAAGGGCAGTTGGGGGACACCTCGGATGAACGGATCTTCGATGAGAGCAACCAGCCACGCAATTCGCTTTGGTGCCAGAACTGCCGCAGGAATTCTCGGCGTAATAATCCTGCTTCTGCTGACGTTGAGTGCTAACGCTCAAACCCTGACCGGATTTTCCGTTTATGGCCAGATCGTCGACCAGACCGGCAAGCCAGCGCCGTTTTCGCAGCTCCGCGTCTGCGCTCAGACCGGTGGTGGAACTCCATGCAGCCCGCTATCCACCATCTACTCCGACCCGGCGCTCACGCATGTCATTTCGAACCCGATAACAACCGACAGCCGAGGCAACTACAACATCTTTGTTAGTGCCGGATACTACATTTTGCAGTTTACGGTCACTGGATCGGGAACCTACAGCTATGTGGCCTCGGCGACGGTTGGCGGCGGAGGGGGTGGCGGTGGAAACCCAGGCGGCGTGTTCCACAGCACCCAGTTTCAGCAGGATGCAAGCACCTTCGGCGGCGGAGCCTCTCTTCTCAATGCAAATGGCGACTTCATCGACAAGTCGACCAACGCGATGCCGTCGGCATTTCTCAACCAGCCGACCACAAACTCCAACACGGGCATCGTTGCCGAGCTTCAGGCTGGCTCGACGGTAGGCTCTGCCGACCCGAACTACCCCGGCATAGAGTGGCCGGCGTCTCAGGGCCCCGGAACCGTGACGGTCACCAATGGATCGACGGCAATCGTTGGCACGGGTACGGACTTCCTTCCCGGTAACGTGGGCTTTCCAATTTGTATCTCTGGGGGGACGTGTCAGAATATCGCCTCGGTCACCGACACGACCCACGCGACCTTGACGACTCCGTGGTCGGTAGCTTCAGGCACCGTCACGTACTCATACGAAACCGCAGCTTACTGGAGAACGCCGTTCGGCACCAACGGAATCGAGCAACTTCCGCCGGCCATTGGAGCCAATACCTATCTCCAGGATCGCCGTCCAGGGTCCATTGGGTCGGTGTACTACAACCCAACACCGAATTACCCCAACGTTTACGACATGTTCCTGCAGGACAACACGCCGCAGCAGTCTGGCGCGGGTGGACAGTGGAGCTACGCCGAGACCTATCTGGTGATTCACTGCTGTGGAAAGAATGAGGAAAACTTTGACGGCGACCAGACGGTCCATGCGCTTGCGAACCTCTTTATGGTTACTCAGGCTTCGGGCATCGGATCTGGCCTCAGTATCAACCTCTTCAGTTACGGCGACGGCGATAAGCAGATCATGAATCTCGCTGGAATCTTCTCGGGATCATGCAAGGTGCCTTCGGACGAGTGCCACGAGGTTACCCGCACGCAATACACCCAGGCGACCTTCCCTGCGGTGTTCAATGCGACAGCGAATCCCGGCCAGGGGGCGACCAACCTTCCGCTGCAGAACATCTCGGGCACGCTTCCCGGCGAGGGCAACTACCTAACCCTGCCGTTTCAGGCTGGCGCGGTTCTGCACATGACCACGATCGTGAATCCTTACGTGGGTGGTGCATCGAATCCAGGCCAGGCGACAGTGCTTGAGACGCTCTCGACCGACACGTTTGGCTCGTTTGTCGAGACGATCAATACACCGCTGCAGTATATCGGCGCGACGACAAACGAAACGATCAACCTGACTAACCTGACCGCGGCGATTGTCAAAAATTCAACCTTCCCGACAGCCTGCGTGAACGACTCGCAGTACAACGAAGAGGCTGAGGTGGTATCGGCTGGCTCACCCTCTGGGACTTCGCCGAATATCACTCAGACGGTAGTGCTGGCGCTGCGACACTCGTACAACCTTAGTATCTCGGGAACACCAAAGACGGGCATCGTCACCCAGGGGCCAAACGCATGTAAAGGCTTGGAGTTGCTGGCCAATCAAACCTTTGGCTATGTACCAACCACTGCGGACTGCCCGACAACTCCGACAGGGCTGGCTCCGTGCCCGGTGCGCTACATGGCGAAGGTTATTGGTGTTCCGAGTTCGCACGTAATCGACTACTCGCTAGTTATCGCTTCTGGTGGCTGGGACTCGATTCAGAACGGTGCAGTTTATCCCTCGGGTCCAATCCCCGCGCCAACGCTGACTCGATCGGCGAATGTGGTTACACTGAACACGACTGGCGACAACTTTATCCCCGTCAACGGCGACAACATCCTTGTCTCGGGATGCTCGGACTCGAGCTACAACGGAACCTTTGGGCCGATCACACAGGGAGCCACCACCCTCACCTGGGCGAACACCGGGTCGGGCGGGTCGACCACAGGCTGCAACCCGATCGCTCTTATCTCGCAGAATGGCCTGCCAGCCAATGCGGTGCAGATGATGCCCGCGCCAGTGATCGTCCAGGCCGAGAATCCTACAACGTTCGCGCAGACCGGAGTGGTGACTGAAGCAAATAACTACACCATTACAACTAACGACGCGATCGAGGCGCAGCCGGGTGGCGAAGTCGGCCTCTTCACCCACAACACGCTGGTCGGCTTCCAGACTCCAGCCTCCGCTTCAGACCGCTTCGTCAACGACGCCTGGGTTGTTGTGGGAGTTCCGCCCGATGGCATGACCTTCATGCAGTACGGGCTTGGCAATATTCCGCAGTCGTGGCTTGCAGGTGGAGGCGGAACGCGCAATGTAAACGGAACTATCATCTCGCTCGAAGGTGATGGTGGACTGTTTCAGTTCTGGATTCGAGATGACGGGTCTCCCGTATCGAACGCTCAACTTTTCTCGATGCATGGTTGCGGAGCGTATGCGAACTGCGAGAACCAGCAGTATCTCGGAGCTTTCCTGTGGGACTGGACGTTCGATTCTGCGATGGGCGGGTATGAGCAGCGCGTAATTCCCGGCCAAGATTTGTGGCAATCAGTTATTGGCGGCGGAACCGCAACGAACGGGTTCTCGATCATTCAGCAGTCCGCGACGACCGTGACGATTGAGAACAACGCCGCTAGCGGCTCTGCCGATAGCGTTTGGACTCTTGGGCTGGGGACAACGGATCTTCAGCAGGGTGGACCTGTAAGCGGACAGAACTACTTTGAGGAAAGCAAGTGCGCACTCAACACCTGCTTTCAGCAGATTACAAATCAGACAACATCGGCTCAAAGCACGTTCACGCAGAACCTAAATAGCTTCACTCTTACCGGGGGGCCAACGGCGCTGGATGCTTCGAGCACGATCAACAGCCAGCAGGTATGTCTTGCTAATGGCACGAACTGCCCTGCGGCTGGCATTCTGGTGGGCTCGGTGGTCACCACGGCGGCAACTTCCGACACCATCACGATTACGGGTATGACGTCAGGCGGACACTGCTCGATGGCTGCAACTAACGCGGGCGCGGCCACTAACATTGCGACAAGCTATATTTCGGCGAAGGCTACCAATTCGATCACGCTCACACATGTAGCAACCGCTTCGATGACCTACGATTTCGTTTGCTCAGCAAATTAGGAGCCTGCCATGAAGAGGGTTGTTCAACTCGGAATTCTGTTCGCAATGGCGATGCTGGCTGGGTTCGTTTCGGCTCAGACGACTGGCGGGCCGCTCAACTTGAATACCCCCACACAGGGCACGCCTAGCTGGGGCACTCTCCTCAACAACAACTTCATTACGTTAAATACGACATTCAACAGCCTGCTTCCGGGTACGAATGGGATAGTCTTCCGTACGGGCACCCTGACGACTCGCGTGGGTGTGGCGTCTGATATCGTCGCGTTGTGGTCTGGATGTACATCGGGCTACCTGGCATTCAATGGCGCGTGCAGCACTCCGGCTGGAGGGGTGGCTACGGTCTTCGGGCGTGCGGGCGCTGTCATCGCAGAGAATGGCGACTACAACTTCTCGCAGATCGACGGCACGCTTATCATCAGCCAACTCCCGACTCCAACGGCGAGTTATATTGCTGGCGCCGGAACGCTGACAAATTCTATATCGGGAAACGCGGCGACAGCCACGGCGGCGGCGGCGGCTGGAACATCGTGCGCGACCGGCATGGCGCCTACGGGCGTCGACATAAACTGGAATGCCACCGGATGCGCTTCAATCACGGGCGGTGGCGGATCGGTACTACTCGCGTCGGCAAGCACGCAGAACATGACGCAATCGTCTGGAACCTACTTCAACCCAAACTATATGGCGCACCGCATCTGGGCTGATGGCTTTGGTGGAACCTGCACCGGAGGCACAGTCCAGGCTGACTGCGCCTGGCTCGGGGCGCTCAATCTCTCGAACAGCACCAGCAATACAACCGCACTCATGTTTGGCGCACTCAATGGATATACAAAGTGCAATGAGTGGTCTCAGCCGACGGGTGGCTTTTGGGGTGTGGACATTTACGGTGCCGGGATGAGTGCTACGTTCATTCGGCAGACCTGCTCGATTCCGACCTCGCCGATGATTACAAAGTTGGGCACCACGGGGGCGTACTTCATCCTGCGCGATATTACCTTTGATGCCAATAATAACGCTGGTTCGTGCATTGACTATCTGGCTGGCGTCGCTGCGGGTGGACAGATTTCGCATATTGCCTGCCAGAACGTTCTGCCGACAGCGACCTCCGGACTCGACCACTACGTCCAGATTGGTAATCACAGCGCCTCGGTCTTCGCTGAAGATGTCGACATCGACACGCTGAGCATTCAGCCGCCATACGGCATCAACCCAACTACTTTCGCTACCCTGACCGCCGTAATGTCGGGCACGTCCGTGGCAAGCATTACCGTGGGCGCGGGCGGCAGCTATAGCACTGGCCAGCAGGCGGTGGCTAAGGCGGGGGTGAACGACCCACACTCGTTATGCTCTGTTCTACCGGTGCTGGGGACGCCGACCTTTAGCACTTTAGCCGTGGCGACGGTGCCTGTAATTAGCGGTGGCACTTGTAGCGCGGCTCCGGACATCTTCGTTATCCCGCAGGTCCAAGTCACCTACGGCGTAAAACTTGACATGAGCGACTCGACCGTCACGCACCTCGAGGCTGCATCCGGTATCACTGGATCATGGGCCTTTGGAGCCAACACGGTCTACACTCACATCCACTGCATCCTGGTCCAAAACTGTATCGAGATTCAAGGTGGCGGTTCTTATCAGGGTACTGAGGCCGACACGATCGCCAGCATCGTCTTCAAGATCGACAATACCTCGACGGCCAAGGGGATCAGCTTCACCAACACGAGCGCGGTAACTCAGGTGGGCGGGCAACACCTCCCAGGCGGAGTTATCTGGCAATTCCCAACGACGGCGTACGCCGCCAACATCGCAGCAAACAACCAGCTATGCCCTGGAAACGCGGCATCACCTGACTATCAGGAGTTCACTGTAGCGGGTGCCGGGCCTGTGGCTCCAGGCGCGTCAGGTTGGCCAGCGCTGGTCTCCGTCTACGGCAACGACCAGACGTGCACGAACATGGGAACGAATATGAACCGTGACTATGCCGTGAATCTCGGCGTGGGAAACCTCTTCTTTCCGAACCTGCTCAACCAGCCGTTGCTAGGCACGGATACTAACGGCAACGTAGTGGCGGGCTCTACTGGCGCGGCGACAGCACGCTGGGAGTCTGGCTACTGCACCGGAGCGATCTCCACAACAGTAACGGGCGGATTCCTCAACTTCGGTGGTGGCCCAGCATGCGCCACTGCTCCGTCTACCGGCGCAGGCTTTATGCTCCCGCACACGGGTGGTTCTATCTCGAACCTCACGATGCGGTGTATTAGCCAAGGCGTCGGCGCGGCTGATGGAACGGTGAACTTCTTTTACGCTGCGGCTCCGGGTGCGACCAGGACCAACATGGGTATTACCTTGATCTACGGGACAACGACAGCCGGAACCACGGTCGTTGCGACGGGCGCTCTGCCGTTCAGCTACGGAGCGGACGGAATCATCACCGCAGCGATAACTCCGGTAGCGAGTGCCGGTCTAGGGTCTTGTACTATTGGATTCAACTACTAACATGAGAAACCTTACCCCCTGCGTCCTCTTCTTTGCACTCTGCCTCGGCGGGTGCAAGTCTGCGCGAGTCCACACTGCCGCATCTGCGATGGCACCCTGCAACGTTGCGGACTTCGACTGTGGCGTGTACTCCTCGCTCGCTGAAGCCCACGCATTCGAAGGCTCGACGTCGATGCATGCAGCTACGCTAACCCTACCCCAACACGAGGCTTTGGACGCCTTCAGCGAAGCGCTCAAGGATGCCGACCGCCTCTATGTCGCTTACCACGCGGGCCAGGTGAAGCAGCCGATTTTGGCGGCCGCGCTGAACAAAGTTGCCATGACCGAAGGGGCGTTTGTAGTCTCTGTCCGATAGGAGAACCATGAAGAGTTTCAGGTGGCTCGCCCTACTCTTGTTCTGCCCGATGCTGAATGCTGCAACCTGGTATGTTCGCGCAGACGGCGGAACGCGATCGCAATGCACCGGGACGACCGACGCAGCTTACTCCGGCACAGGCACAGGCCAGCCATGTGGCTTCAAGGATGCGCGGTGGCTCTGGGATAATCAGGCAGGAACAATTGCGTGGATCATTGCGGGTGGCGACACCGTCATCCTGGAGTCGGCGGCCTCGATCGCTGCAGTCTCAGGACTCGTGGCGGCTTCGACTGGGCCTCCAAACCGTATTGGGTGGGACTTCGGCGGACCTTGCTCTGGCGCTGGGTGTGGCGCTGGTTTTACATGGTGCCAGGGCGTCGGCAGCAGTTGTGGGGCACCTCCACCGCCAGCAGGAACAACAGCGAATCCTACGCACATCTGGGGTGCGAATCACGGCAACTGCTCGACCATGGCGTTGATCCCTGGGGGACTTTACATGACCCTCGTGCCCGACCCAACGAAGATGTTTGAGATGTATGGCGATTTCGGGGCCAACACTGTAATCGACTTGAGTGGAACTACAAATGTGGATGTCGAGTGCATTCACATCACCACGCACGGCGACTGCATTATCCACTACACCGGCTCGGTGACCACGGTGCCGTTTTGCCAGACGCCATCGGACGCGCCGCCGCTCTCGAATTACGCTTCAGAGGGGATCCGCTTCAGTTCGACATCCTGTACGGGAACATACGGCTGCAACATCCAAGACGTCTGGATTTCAGGTATGCAGGACTCTGGAACCATTGGGCCCATCAGTGCGACGGGGCTCGTAAAGCTGAACAACGTTCGAGCCTCTTACAATATCGAGGCTGGAATTAACTTCGACGACGGAACCGATCCGCTCCCGGCTGGCGCTCAGATTGTAGAGACCAACGTTACGGTAGACTTCAATGGCTATAACCAAAAATGGCCCTTTGTCACAGCGATCCCGGTTGATCTTGTCTCGTCGCAGAGTATCGGTGGCGACGGCGACGGCGTGGCGACTCCCGGTTCGAGCTTCGGAACCTTTACGGTGACAAACTTTACCGGCGCTTTCAACGCGCAGGACTGTCACGATGTTGGCCACAACCAGCAGCCGGGATCGGTGACGTTCACCGCTTCGATCTGCTGGGGAAACTTCGGCGGCACGTTCAAATCGGGCGGTCAGTCTGCCTCGATTATCAACAGCGTCTCGCTCGGGAATTGCCGCCGCGCCGCGGCTACGATCACGGGGTTGCCGGCCGGATTCACGTACCCAACGACGGACCTCTGCCGAGCGGCTGGCGACACGGTTGGCGTCAACTGGCTGGGTGGCGGCTCAAATGAGACCATCAAGATACAAAACAGTTTTATGTACACCTATACCGGGGTGCAGATCGACTTCCAAATTCAGGGCACCGGCACCTGCACGAGCTGCATCTTCGACCTCGACAACAATGTAATGGTTGGATACCTAAATACGAACACCGGCTCAGTCCACACGCCGACGGTCTGGAATACGCTAACCGCGACAGAGCAGAGCAATAACACAATCTACAACTATTTCGGCTACACCTGCGCTGGCACGGACCAGTGCGTCGACCCGCTCCTGGTGGGTGAGGCTCCCCCCACGACGAACGTAGGCGACAGTTTTGGGGACGCTTTCAACTTCAACCTAAGCTCGAGTTCGCCGGCCAGAGCGTCATCTCCGCTTATCTCGGGGATCGTAACCGACTACTTTGGCAAGGCGAGAGTGAACCCAACCTCGGCCGGCGCGGCGCAATTTCTCGGCGTAACCTCATCAATCTTAGGGCCTGTAGGACTCACCGGAAGAGCGGTATCACAGTAGCAAAAGATTTTATGCGCGTAAGTGTTGAATAATCAACGGCAGGTGAAGGACACTAAGACCTGTTTACCATCGGCCCAGTAATGGGGCAGCCTACGGGTGATGGTTATTTTCGCTGGGGGGATCAATGTGTCAGTTGAACATTACGAAGAGAGACCTCGCAGTGTTGCAGCTCTTGTAGAACAGCACGAAAAAGACCTCTACCGAGGCAACGGTCTGCCTGGTTTAACTACTCGAATGAAAGAAGCGGAGGGCCGTTTGACAAATCTCGAACTGGTAAACACGAATCGGGCGATCGCCGAGAAGGAAGACCGGCAGCGCAAAGATACCAAGATGAACCTCCTGCTGGGTGCCGCACTCGCCACCGTCACCGGACTGATAATCCTTATCGCCCAGGTAGCGACCCACTTAAAGTAAAATGCCCCCGAAATGGAGGCGTTTCACTCAATGCCTGATTGGGGGTGCCGGTTCTCCACCGTCGATGTCTGGCTCTGGATCTTCCGATGGATCAACGGGCTTGGGTGGATCACACGGCTTTTTGTGGTCACTCATAGGTTCTCTCCTCTCTCGCAAAGATAGAAATCCACCACAAGATTACCGCCAGATTGAAGATCCGCATACTATTATTGATCCAATACGCTGCCTGAACGAGGCCAGCGTGACTGAATACTGCGGCAAACACCTTGATGAGCGCATAGAGTTCTACTGGCGTCGCGATCTTTCCCTCGCCCATATAGTAAGCCTCAAGCGTGACAGCAAACCACAGGACGAACATGCAGTAGACCTTGGGGTCGTAGACAATGGCGTACATGTCGGGAAATCGGTCGTAGAGCACCCACATGATCGGCGCCGTGATGACGTTAAAGCCGACCAGGAACGTCAGGAACGGCAGGTCGAGGTACTCTTTCCGCCGGAGCAGCAGGAGTAGGAGGGTGGTGTTTGCGGCGATCGTAACTGCCCACAAAATGTCCATAAAAAGAGTTTTCCGTGAAGTCGCAATTAGACTATCATGCTTGCATGAACGAGCCATTTATCCAGCAGCTAATCACAAAGCACGAGGGACGCCGGGCGGCGGTGTACTTAGATTCGAAGGGCATTCCAACAATCGGAATCGGGTTCAACCTTCGTGACGCTGACGCGCAAGACATCTGCGATCACTTCGGGATAAGCCTTCCGGGACTGCTAGACGGCACGGCCACGCTGACAGACGCGCAGATCGACGAGATATTCGACTACCAGTTCCACGAGGCAGTCTCCGAGGCGATGACCCTGTTTCCGACCTTCATGACGATGCCCGACAACGTCCAGGCGGTGATCGTCGATCAAGTTTTCAATATGGGCCTGCCGACCTTCAGCCAGTTCCATCGCGAGATCGGCGCGATCAATGCCGGAAACTACAAGCAGGCCGCCATCTACGCCGGGCAATCCCTGTGGGCTCAGCAGGTGCCAAACCGCGCAGCCGACGATATAGCACTCTTGAATGCCGCGTAATTCTATGCCGAGAATCCCAACGGCTCCCAGCGTAGGAGAAGAAACGTTCGCCCTGCATTGCCGCGCCATGCGTCTAGGGCCAGTGCGCGAGTATGAATTCGTCGAGGGGCGAAAGTGGCGGTTCGATTTCGCATGGCCCGACCAGATGATTGGCGTGGAGATTGAGGGAGGTACAGCGTTCGGCAAGTCGCGCCACTCTCGCGGTCAGGGTTTTGTAAATGACTGCTCCAAGTACAACGCCGCCGCCCGGCTAGGCTGGAGGGTTTTCCGCTACACGACTGAAATGGTAGCCGCTGGCACCGCGATCGACGAGGTCAAGGCTCTGCTTGGAGCCTAAAGCTCTTTGAGCCGGATCTTGCCGTTGTTCTTATCGATCAACTTGGCTTGGCTGAGTGACGCGACCACGTTTTGCGCCGTCCGCGTGGCGCAGCCAAGAATGATGCGCAGTTGCCCTTGCGTCATCTCTCCATGGAGCATTAGAGCGTCAATTGCGCGGGCTGTGGCTCCACCGAGCCGCTGTTTCCACTGCTCCCACGCTGCTGCATTCTTTGGAGCATTTACGGGCCGCGCTTCACCGAGTCCCATTGCGTCGATCTCACCAAAGGTCAATCGAAGCGCCTTGTAGAGCGGAGAGAGAAGGTCTCGGACGCCCTTAACGCCTGATTCCATCTGTGCGGTTTTCCCCCGCTCAATTCGAAGCTCTTCCCGAAGGTCAGCAATTTCGCGGTTGCGCTGATAGAGGTCGCGCTCAAGCGAGTCAATTCTCGCTTGAGGATTTGCGGGAGTCACCACTGCGAGACTAGACATTGGACCCTCCGGTCAACTTTGCACGGAACGCACCGAGCGTTTGAGTAAGAATGGCCGGAGCGCCAACACGCTCAAGGCCGCGGATGTAGGAAAATGACAACTTGAGCGCACACAGGTTTAGCCGCGATTCCGAATACTGGTCAATTGCCATAACGTACTCGTGGCGCTGGTCGTGTGTGCCGCCAATCCAAGCCTTCGCCTGAATACGCGCTTCGTTTAGCTTCTTGAAGAGCGCGGGATCTCCGCCGCCAGGAGCATCCGGGTGGCACTTTTTTGCCCGGTCCCGAAACGTTGTGTCGATTTCGTCGAGTGTTGGCGCAGGGTTGTCGATCCCCAACGTTTGTTGCCAGGAAAAGTCTTCTTTCTTTAGGGAGAACCACACCGCGACGCCAGGGTCGAGTCGTTCGTTTTCAGCGCGGCAGATGAGCACGGAGGTGGCTCCCATCCGGGTCAATTCGGCAACGAGCCCGTCGCGGTACTTCGCAGTCCCAAACTTCCACGCTGACTGCGGTTTACGATCTTGAATTCGCGTACGCTTACAGCCATCGGGCCAGCGCAGTTTTGCCTCTTCAATCACATCCAATTTCTTCATGTGTGAGATTCCTCGTCTCGCCAGCAGAATACTTCATGCAAGCATCGCGCACAAGAAAATACTGGCGAACCGCTTGAAATTGCAGAGCTGATGTGGAACTCTTTGGTGGTACGGGGAGGAAACGACCAATGCTCACTCACTGGAAATCAACAGTTTCGGGTATTTTGACCACTACCCTTGCGACATCGGCCGCTTTCCTTGCCCCACCTCTCAACGCGCTGGTCCCGCCGAAGGTCATCCTCTGGATCGGCGCGGCGCAGATTATCGGCAAGATTTGGATTGCCGCGATCACTAAGGATGCCGGCACCACCGAGGCTGTTGTGCCTGGAAGTCCTATCCCTGTATCTGTACCGTCGCACGAGGTTCCTGACAGCCCTCTGGCGAAGGCCGTACTCCACGAAGACCCACCCAAGCAGTAAGACGAGGAAACAAATGCCAGACCTGAAAGAGCAGCTCCAGAAAATCTCGGCCGAGATGAAGCAGCAGGCCACCGGCTACGTCAAAAACCCCGATGGCTCGGTCAACATCAACGTTCTGGTCGCGGCTGACGACGTTAACGTGCTCGAGGCTTGGGCGGAAGGCGCCGGCCAGAGCTTCCCTGAGTATCTAAAACAGCAGGTCGAAGGCGCGATCCAAAGCTACTGCATGAGCAGCTAGGGCCTATGCCAGCGAACGATTGGGTTGTCGGAGGTCTCTACCCCCAGCCGGGGGGAATCGGTGGCTTCTGGACGCAGCCGGGCGGCCTATTTACGACCGTATTCCCGCAGCAGGCCAGTGCTAACGTGGATTACTTCTCGACCGAGCCCTTCAACGAACTTTCGGGCCAGTATTCGTTCGGCTGCGGCCACTCAGCGAATCAGTGTATGGTGTTTCGCGATTACGACTACGACAACGCGACTAGCGTGGCGCTGCTTACCTGCCCGCTCTGTGGTTTTGTCCAGAGGACGATCGAGCCTTACGAGGCGGCCACAACTGGAAGTTCTAACGCTTCGCTGGCGAACCTAATTCTCTACCCTTAAAAGCGACGCATTTCCACCCATACATCCTTTTCGGTCACCCTTACCCGAGCGCAGTCTTCTGTAATGAAGACGGTAAAACTGCTGTCGCGGGACGACGTGAAAGGGTTGGGAAGCACTGTTGTGAGTTTCGAGTCTGAGTAGATGGGAACGAACTGGTTAGAGCAGTTCTTCACATAAACGGGGTTATATGGCTTGTCTGTGAATCCATAATAGGAGGTTGCGGATGCGGCGGATCTTTTTGGTTCCTGCACGCACCATCCTTCGCTGTCTGCCGCTAATCCTTTGGGACAGTGCACAGATTTAGGAAAGAGGTTCAGGTACTCGCATCCTTGAAGGGTAAGTACGTCGCAGCCAATAGGTGGTTTTGATTCAGGAGGTGCCTCGCGGTCGTCAACGTTTATCTCTCCAGCCATCCAACTCGTTGGAGTACTAGCTTCTTTTTGCGTGCAGGGACGAGTTCTATCTTGCCCGAGAAATACTACGCAGATCCTCGAACCCACGGTAGATTCATCCGAAAAACTTTGAGCGTCGGGGTTCTGTCCACACAATTCGTCATTCGCGGTGGTGCGTGTCACAGTGAGGCAGTGTTCAAATATCTGTTGCTCTACTTCGCTCCGTGTTGCTGGTGGCGTCTTATGTTGGACAGGTGCTAAATCGTCCTTGCGGCAAATCTCATTCCATTCAGGAGTGTCGGCGTGGTGATAGCAAATGTCCCACCCGGTCTCGCCTTGCGTCGCCGAGCTATGTTGGACAGGTGGTGCCGAGGCTTCGATAGCATCAGATGCGGTAGGTAGATAGTTATTGCAGTCGCAAACGATAACAACTTCATCCATCGTTATGCACTCCAGAGTCTTGTGACCTTTGCTGCCTGCACAAGGGCCCTCATCACCTCTTGTGGTAGGTTCGGCTGGCGTCTTATGTTGGACAGGTGGTGCCGCAGGCTCGGGGGCGGGGATGACGATACCGGCTATATCAATCTCGCCGTCCTGTCTCACGATCAGCGTGCGTCCATCAGGCAACGCGATGGAATACATATTGCAGTTTCTCGTGCCCCCGAATCCTATGCACTCTGGAGGATATTGCAGTGGATTCTCTATCGGCTTGGAGATGTTGAAAAGGGTTGGTATCGTAGCAGGCATTACATGGACATTCCAGATGGGTGGTGCGATTGTTTGTGGTGCAGGTTTGTCTGCAATACCAGCCTGAAAGAGAAGTAACATTGCTATCGCAATCATTTGGGGTCTCCCGTGTGTGGATCTGTTGGTAGCTGACCATATTTGCAGTCCTTTAAGTCGGCTAGCTCAGATCGCAATCTCTTGAACTGGTTTTCTATGTGTCTATTCGTAACCCAAAACAACATGAATATTAATCCGAAAGATAGCCATATTTCGCCGTTGGTCGTCACTTCATTCTCCTTGAAATCAGAAACAACGTTCCACTTATTGTTACTAACATTGGGCCAAACCACCATCCTGAATTTAGAGTCCATTCAATAAACTGGTTCCACATTTATGGCTCCTTCAATGTTGTTTAGTGCTGTATCTCTGCTTTGTATTGATTAGACAAGGATGCATTATTCCGTTTCCTTCCAACGGATTTTGATAGCCAGCGCAGTAATCTGAATACCACTCTCCGTGTTCGTCGGTGTACTCAATCCTAAAGAAGAGGTATACGGTTTTTTCCCCACTTTTAAACTCCCCGACTACCGAAGGTAGAAATAAAAAATTGTTTTGTGATGTAGAAAACTGCATGGCTCCGGCAGGGAGCACCGAATTAGTTAGTTTGATTTTTCTTAGCTTCCAATCTTCATCGAATTGCTTTGAGAGACTATTCTGCGCATCAACGTCATCTGGCTTTGCAACATACAGGGCAAGAAACATCCAAACGTCGCTTGCTCCTTCAGTTCCGGCGTTACGGTACGAGAAATTTACCGTAAATGGAACACCAGCCGTAAACTTCGGAGGAGCCATCATGCCTGAAGAATCGGGCAAACTTGTTCCAACATTTATCAATACAACCTTTGCGAAAGGCTCCGTGTTTTTGCGTGCTGCTTCCGCATTGGCGAGGACAATCTTAATGGTTTTTAGAGTATTGCTCAGACCCCCCATCGTCGAATCGAACTGTTTTTGAGACTGGATGTAGGAATCTTTTAGCCCTTGAGCAGTGCTTTGGAAGTCTTTATCTTGCTGCTCGCGGACGGACTGAAACTGCTTATCCTGTTCTTTTCTGTCGTTAATAGCTTGAGTCTGATTATCCGTGCGATCCTTATTAATCGCCCGCAGTTCAGTTATTAGGAACGCACCTATAAGTAGCATCCACAGACCCTTCTGCCACCCCTTCATATCGTCGTGAACGCTCATGGCCGCCGCCGCTCCAGCGATAAATGCCACAGCCCATCCAGGGGGTGGTAAATGGGGATAAGGAAGCCACCATAGGGCGAGGGGAATACAGGCCAGTTCAAGTACGAGAAAGGCTCTATTCCAAATAGGGTGTTTTCCTGCAAGCTCCATGCCGCTAATCCTCCCATCAGAGGACAGGCCGCGTCTACAAATTTCTGTGATACATTTTCTCCATCATGTTGAAGTGTTTGGCCTTGCTGTTGGCAATCGTGCTGCTTTATGGATATACACTCGCCGCCGCCACTAAGTCCAAAGATAAAGTATGCGGTAGCGATTGCCCCGCACAGGCCGCCCAGCCCGATAAGAGAGGCACCCAATCGTCTCCGCTGGTGGTAGATGCACGCTCCATACACAGCGATAAAGAAGCCGCCGAAGAAGCCCAAAGAATAGCAGAACAGAAACGCATCAATACTTGGAATATCCGGCTGACATTCGTTATCGCTGTATGCGCTTTTCTCCAATTCTGTGCGATTGTCGGGCAAATAATCGTTTACCGAAATCAGTCGAGAATGATGCTGGTTGGTCTCAAGATTGGACATAAAAACGCTCAAGCTGCACTTAGCGCTGCTAGTGCCGCAAGTGCCAGCGTTGTAGTTTCTCAACAGAATATTGATTTGTTTGTTAGGAAGGGAATCTGGACCAAATCTGGAGAGCCCGACGATAACCGAGAGATATAGTGCAGAAGCTAACAAAAACCAAATTAGGACACTACCGGCGTATTCCAGCCTATTTTCTGCAAGCATCGCACGGCCTGCTAGCTCTGCTACTTGGTCAAAACGACTTGCTAGTCTCTCCTTCAGCCTCTCTACCTCGGACTGCGATGCGAGGAGCGCCTTTCGTGCGAACTCTATCAGTACGCGCTCTTCATGCGTGTCTGGGCCGCATTCCTGTTCGCCTGAGTCGTCGTATGAAGTCCATGCGTTCTTCGCAAACTGAATCTCATATTCAGAGAGAGGAGATTTGTAGTCGTAATCCAAGAAGTCAACGGGCGGCGGTAGCTCTCCCTCTACTCGTGGAGCTTCAATGGGGGAAGACTTAGCGAGGCGTTTACGGATGCCATCAACATATTCGCGCACGTATGGAAGTGGATCGTCATTGGGCGCCATGTCAATTCTGTCCAATATTTCACCTACCAACATTTTTAGATCTTCCAATACCTTGGGAGAATGTCCGTTTATGGCATTATCTTCGGTGGCTTGTGGAGCTTCGGCCTTGGGTGATTCAGCCATAGCTTCATTAGTTGCCGCAGGATCGGCGACGCACTTGCATGAAGGAATAGATAACCCGCAGGCATCCTCCTTTTCGGCTTCACTGCTAATCTCTGTACTGCTGTTGTCGGATGGTTGGGTCATTTCAGCCTCTGGCTCAGTAGAGAGGCTAGAGGGAGTCTTGAGTGCGGCATTCCAGCGTGCAAGCAGCGGGCTGTAGCCGCCTTCAATCCCGCCGTTGCGGTAGAGATCGCTGTGCCACTTGACGGCCTCCTCTAAGGCTTCACGCACCGTAAGTTCGCGTTCAGGGCTAGAGACGCTAGTCTCTGGCTTATTTGGGGTTGTCATCGGTTGCCTCCGTTGTAATCATTCGCAGATTTTGCATATCGAAGTGACGTTGCGAATAGTTGTCTATTTCGTTGCATGGCCACGGTACATCCGTCTTGCGTGAGCGATGCATTACTTTAGCTTTACTTGCAGGGACTTTCCAAGCAGCATCAAGATCGGACGTGTAGCCATTACCTTCCGGACACCACCACATCACACTGTTCCCGGTATAGTTGCGTGTGTCCTGAATGTAATAGAGCTTCTCAATTTCGGTTTGTGGAGTGGCAGTATCGGCCTTCACTTCAGATTTGCTCATCGGGTGCCTCGGCAAATTTCGGCTTTCTTCCTGTGCACTTTACCGCAACGGTGAATTGGTAAGGCCCATCACTAGGCCACTCCTGAATCTGGATGCCACCTGCAACGATCACCGCACCACCTTTTGATTCCACGTATTCAGCAACAGCGTGGTACAGCTTGTCATATGGAGTGATCTGAGGATTTCTCTGTTTCTTTGGCTTGCTCACGTCTTATCCCTCTCTCTATGAACTGCTAGTCACTTTGCGCGGCCTGAAATACTTTGTCTCCACCCCGTTAGCGATTATTTTGAGGCAGTTCTTGCACTCCACACGCTTGATGCTTCTCCACTGGACTATGACTCCGTTGCTATTGCCGCAAGCGGACACAAAGATCCCCATCCAAGACCGCAAATGATAAGGATAGTTAGGCTTGCTCATCTTTACCCTCTGAACTGCTAGTTGGGGCAGGTAGCAAGGGGCGATAATGGGTAACTGTTAGATGTGCGACTGATTCTCCGTTTATCATCCAACTTTGGGTTATCGAATGCCATCTACTTTGTCTCCTTTGGGGCATCAGGGTTGGAAATTATGCGTTTGATGTGCTCGATAATCTCTAGCCCTTCTGATTCACTAAGTACCCCGGTCCGAGTCATCCTCCGTTTGCGAGGGTAGTGGTAGACATCGAAGGTAAATAGCGGGGCACCACTTGAAGTCGCCATCTGTTTATATTCCTCTGCATAAATTGGCTTAGGCACATAGCTTCTATCTCTCATTGGTCTCCTTTGGGGCATCTTCCATGGAACTACAGTTGATATTTTTCCGCTTCGATCCGAGTCAGAAAGAAATGGATGCCATTGCTGCACTCCTCCCATCGGTTGTCGTCAAAGGAATCAGGTAGTACCTCGGTACCTTTGTGATACTCAGTTTTTCCGTCGTGGCCAGACAGACCAAATTCGCCATTGAACACCTCAAGCACCAGAACTTTTTCTGCTCTGCATTTACGTCCTGTAGCGTGGCTTCGTTTAGCTCCATCAGGAATCTGCAACTTTACAATCACACCGCTTTTGCATTTCTTCCAACCGATAAAGTTCCCCTCTTCGGGAATGAACTGAATTAGCGATAGTGCCCATTCAGCATCTTTGGCACCGCACAGGTAGGCACCGCACAGGTAGGCACCGCTCAGGTAGGCACCGCTCAGGTTGGCACCGCACAGGTTGGCACCGCTCAGGTTGGCATTGCTCAGGTTGGCATTGCTCAGGTAGGCACCGCTCAGGTTGGCACCGCTCAGGTTGGCATTGCTCAGGTTGGCATTGCTCAGGTGGGCACCGCTCAGG